CTACAGCCCGAGGCGTCCCGGCTCGTACTGCTCCGCGCGGCGTTCTGCGTCGCGCTTTCGCTGCGCTTCCATCTGACGGAGGCAGTCGCGGCAGGCTCGGACTGGGTGGGTGTCGCCGGACTGGGCGGTGATGCGGCCGACGCGGGCGGTGGGGATTCCTCGGCCGGCGCACTTGAAGCAGTCGCCAGTGGCCCACGTGTAGTGGTCGAGTACGTCCTCGTTCATCTTCTCCCCCGATTCGGGTCTGCCGGGGCTGTGCCCGCGCGTGGGTGGCATATGCGTTGGCCCTATGCGATTCACTCGAACGGATGACCGATTAGTCAAGCGATCCGCCCGGTCGTCACGGATCCGGAACGCGACCGCTTCGGATCGCGTCTCGCGGCGGTACCGACACTGTTCCGGGTACCCGCGGGCACAGCTCTGCAATTGCACCGTACTACCCCCTGCTACCCCCAGGGGTAGCTATGGCTGGTCAGGGGTGGTCGGCTAGCTTCCGAACCATGATCATCGACCGGGGGAGCCCCGTCCCACCACACCGGCAGATCGCAAACGATCTCCGGCGTCAAATCGAAGACGGAACGATTCCTCCCGGACGCGCCATCCCCTCGATGATCCAACTGGAAGAGCGATACGGAGTGGCCCGGGACACCATCCGCAAAGCCACCCGCACCCTCAAGGAGGAGGGTCTGCTGGAGACCGTGAACGGCCTCGGGATCTTCGTCAGACCCCGCGAATAGACTCCGCGGCATGACCTCACCGACGAGGTGCACGGACTGCTGCGGCCGGTGTGTGTCGGCTGCGGAGGCGAATGCGGCGATTCGCCGGCTGGTGGCTGGCCGCACGGTGTGGACGCCGGAGGCTCTGGCGGAGTTGGACCGGTTGCGGGCGGTGTGGCGGGCGGCGGTAGCCCGGGAGCTGACGCGGGCGGCGTGACGAGGACCGCCGGCAGGCGACCGTAGGATCGGGGCATGGCCTCTGTGATCGACCCCGAGAGACACGCTGACCTCATCGAGAAGCAGCGGGAGGTGTTCGCTCTGTTCGCCGAGCTGGACGCCTTCGACGGCCCCGACGAGGAGAGGCCGGCGCTACGGGAGCGGGTCCGACAGGCCGCCGCGGCGAAGAACCAGGCCCTGGAGGAGTCCGGGCTCGTCACGGAGCATGGCTGGTACACGGCCGAGCAGGACCTGAAGCGGGCCGCGCGGGCAGCCGAGCGGGGCTAGAGCCGCCATTCCTCACGGCAACGGCCCCGTCGCGCTGTTGACGGGGCCGTCCGTCCACATGCAGCCAGCATGGTGGATGTGATACCGCCAGTGTGGCAGGTCGCGGTGACAGGCGGCGGGGCTACGAGAGGCCCTGGTTGTTGGCGTTGGCGACGAGCGCCTTGAGCCCGTTGACGTCGTAGCCGACGAGCTTCCCGGCGTTGGCCGTGGAGTAGCCGCCGTTCGGGCTGCACATGATCGGCTTGTTGCCGTAGCTGGTGGCGACGCACTCGTAGGGTGCGACCTTGCCGTCGCCGTCGAGGTCGGTGTTGGGGTGGTCGAGGCCGAGGGTGTGCAGCACCTCATGGACGATCGTGTTCTTGAGGTGGTGCTCCTTGATGTCCCACGTGCCGTCCCAGTACTCGGAGTCGTAGGCGACGATGCCGCCGCGGCTCATCCCCTGCGGCGGGAACGGGCACGGCATGCCCTGGCTCCAGCCGGGGGTGCCGAGGGGCCGGTACATCTCGGTGATCTGGATGTGCCAGTCGGGCCCGCACTGGTTGGGGTCGACTGGTTCGACGCCGCCGAGTTCGATGTGGATACCGGCGTCGCGGATCTGCGGGAGGGCTTGGGCGTAGTAGGGGGTGTAGCGCTGCCGCAGCTGCTCGGTGGCGAAGGTGATCGTGTAGGTGCGGGTGGGGCTGGCCGAGGTGACGCCGAGGATGGTGGCGGTCTTCCAGCCGGTGCCGGCGGTGCGGACGCCGGCCGCGGTGGCCTGGGACGCGGTGAGGGTCATGGCGGTGGCGACGGCGAGGCATATCGCGAGCAGCGGTCTTCGCATGGGGTGCTCCTTATGTAGTTGTGGGGGGTCGCGCCCGGGTGGCGCGCTATGTCGGGTGTTCACAGGTGAGACACATGAAGACACTGAATGGTTACCTGTTCAACGAAGATCTTTTACCGAACCCCTTGTACCTTCCTAAATTAGGAAGCTACAGTGGTGGCATGAGGTCAGGGGAACAGCCCCAGACCCCCGCCGGAAGGACCCGGTTCGATGAACACCACCGCAGCCGCCGCCCAGGCCAACGTCACCGTCGCCACCATCCGCAACTGGTGCCGCTACGGAGCCGTCGCCGCCGTCAAGCAGGCCGGCCGCTGGATCATCGACGCCGCGTCCCTCGCCCACCGCATCGCCATCGGCGCCCTCAAGCGGCCCGCCCGCAAGGTCGAATTCACCACCGACACCATGACCGCCATCGGCGGCAACCGGTGGCAGAAGAACGGCAAGGACCGCGTCTACATCAACAACTGGGCCGAGTTCGCCGGCATCGAGACCACCCGCTACAACACCGGCAACATCGCCTCCGCCTACTACCAGGGCGAGCGCATCTCCAACAGCCAAGCCGGCAAGCTCCTCAGCTCCATCGACAAGGTCTGGTACGACGCTGCCGACGGCAAACTGCACTGCCGGTACGGCTGGAGCGAGTCCCGCGTCGCCGGCCGCACCGAACTGTGGGCGGCCGTCGTTGACGGCATCCGCAACGCCATCGCAGCCCTCTGACACCCACACCCCAGCCGCGGGGACGAGCCCCGCATCCCTACCGGAAGGACCCGGACATGACCGCGACCCACTTCACCGCCTGGCTCGTCAACGACACGTCCTGCCTCGACCAGGCGTGCATGGACATCACCATCCTCGAAGACCAGCTCATCGGCGACGACCCCGACCGTGACGACAACTGGTCCACCGACAGCAGCAAGCCGCAGGCGTTCTACGCCGTCACCACCGTCGACGCCGAGGACGGCGACTTCGAGCAGGCCGAGGAAGAGGCCCGAGACCTCATGGAAGCTGCTGGCTGGCGCATCACCGGCTCCTGGAAGTCCGTCGACGTAGGCGCCATCGCCACCGTCGAGAAGCACGACAACCCCGCACAGCAGGAGGCCACCCCCCGCGTCGTCACCCTCGTGTCCGCGCCCCAAGGCGACACGGTGCCCGGCGTGGAGATCAGCGACCCCGACTGCCCGATCGACTGGCACAACCTTCCCGCCGACGCGAAGGAATGGGCCGAAGCACAGGGCTACGGCGCCGACGACACGGAACTGCTCTACGTCCTCGACGCCGGCCACGGGGCGCCCGAGGGGTTCCCCACCCGCACCATCACACTCTGACCCCGTCATCATCGCGGCCCCAGCCCCCACGCTGGGGCCGCGCCACTCTGGAGAGAAGCCATGAACCACCAGACCTACACCGACCCGCCCGGCATGCCGGAGGACGAGCGGATGACGGCCGCCGAGTTCAAGGTCGTCCGCGAATTCCTGGGGCTGACCGGGGACTGGCTCGCCAGCCACCTCGGCGTCGACCCCCGCACGGTCCGGCACTGGGAGCAGGGCAAGTACGCCATCCCCGACGGCGTCCGCCTGGAGATCGAAAAGCTGGAGCGGCAGACCGGCGAGTTCGTCTCCGGCATCGTCGAGAAACTGATGGACCTGCCCGACCCCGGGGTGATCACCTACCGGAACGACGACGAATACCACGCCGCCCACCCCGAGATCCCCTTCCCCGCCGCCTGGCACCGCGCCGTCGTCGCCCGCGTCGCCCAGGAAGTCCCAGCCCTGTCCATCACCTACGCCGACAGTGTGGAGCAGCAGTGACCATCCGGCCTCGGCAGCTGCCCCGCAAGCGGTCCCAGACCATTCAGATGACCGAACGCGCCACCCTGGCAGAGGACGGCCTGCCGAAGGGCATGCTCCCCGGCGATGACAACGTCGTCCAGTTGTTCACCACGCACCTGCGGGCGGCCGACCTGTACTGGGTCGCCGACGACATGACCACTCTGGCCATGCACGCCGGGCAGCAGCTCACCGCGGCACGCTGGACCACTGCCGACCGCCCCAGCCCTATCGGTCTCCTGGTGTTCGACGGTGGCCTCGGCATGGTGGAGATGTTGCCCGGCAAGGGTGGCCCGGTCGATGCGCTCGCGTGGGGCCCTGGCCCGGATCAGACGCTCATCTTGTGGCACCTCGCCACTCGGGAACGTATAGGGGCCGGGATGCCCCCGGAGGTCGTGCAGCGGTTTCCCCCGATGCTGGCCATCCGGGAAGTGCGTCTCCCCGTCACGGCGGACCCTGTCTCCTTGGACGACCTGCCAGCGAGGGAGGGGATGCGCCCTTCCCGCGCTATCGTCGCCGCGCTCGCTGCCGCGTGGCACCTTATGCAGCAGCCTCAACTTGTTGACCATGCTCGCGAGGAGACGCCGAAGCGTGACGCGCGGGCTCTTCGCCGCGCGCAGATGCCTGATGGTGGCGTCACCCTCGTGAGTTTGCGTCGCCAGTACCGCCCGCAGGATCGGGACCCTGACGCCGGTACGGACGGCCGCACGTATCGTCACCGGTGGGTGGTCTCGGGTCACTGGCGTAACCAGCCCTACGGGCCGGGGCGTGAGCAGCGCCGACAGCAGTGGATTCCCGCCCACGTGAAGGGGCCGGACGGGGCGCCGCTCCTCGCTACAGAACGGGTGAATGTCTGGCGGCGGTGAACTTCGGACATCCACCACCGATACGCACATGCTACGGTGAGACACCCATGTTGAGGTCAGCGTCTTGCGCTGACATCGACTGCCGGGCCCCAATCCGAGACATGTTGGGGCCCGGCACTGTTGTGTCTGGCATCGACCGTGCGGATGTGCGGCTCGACGACGCCGGCCTCATCGACTGGCGCGGCGGCGGAGCCTACGAGTGGAACCCCAGCGGGTAGCCTGACACGACGGCGCCCCCGGTACTTGGTCTACCGGGGGCGCCGCGCTGCGTGGGTCAGGCCGCGTCCGCCTGAGCGAGCAGCTTCTTGGCTCGGGCGTGCGGGCAGGCCGGGGCGGTGTCGAACCAGCCGTGTGCCTGGCAGTAGCCGTGGTGGTCGTAGTAGCAGTCGTCCGGGTCGACCAGATCCCGGAGCACTTCGATGGCTTCGGATGCAGCGGTCATCACTTCTCCTCTTCTTCGGTGTTGAGCCTGGCGGCGAGTTTCGCGGCGTGCCGCCGCGCTTCCTCGGCGAAGAGTGCGTCCCGCATCTCGCGAAGATGCGCGGGGGCGTGTTTGGCACACAGGCGCGGATTGCCGTCAGATCCGTAGGGCCAGCGGATCGCCGGCGCCTGGCAGGGGCGGCCTGCCACGGTCGTTGTCGTGCAGATGTCGCTCACAGGCCGATGTCCTCCGATGCGGCGTCGATCCATTTGTCGGCTTCGCGGATGTAGCCCCAGAAGGCCGGCGAGTTCTCGGCGTGCCCGGACTGGGCGCGGATCTTCTCCTCGCGTTTCCCGGCGCGGCGGCTGGTGGTGATGAATCCGGCTCGCATGGAGTGGCCGGTGAGTCGGACAGAGAGGCCGGCGCGTTCGGCGTTGCGGGCGATGATCTCGCGGACAGCTTCTGGGGAGAGGGGGCGGTCGCCGAGGCGTCCGTGGACGGTGATGGGCAGGAAGGCGGGTCCCGACGTGACGCTTGCGGCGGCGCGCCAGGTGAGCCAGGCGCGGACGGGGCAGGTGTCGGGGTTACGGCCGTAGCCGACGACAACGTCCCGAGGCGGCCGGCCCTTCACTGCGGGCACGGCTACTTCGAGGCCCTGGCTGACGTGGACGATGCCGTCGGCGCGGAGGGCGGCGACTTCGGCGGAGCGGCCGGCGATGGAGAAGGCCATGAGCCAGAGGGCGCGGTCGCGGAGCCCGGTGAGCCCGTCGGCGACGGCGGCGTTCATCTGGCGCAACTGCTCGGGGGTGACGGCGGGAGCCTTCCCTCGGCCACGCGCCTGCCGCTCGGGGTCGTTCTTCAGCGGCTTGAGGGCTTGCCGGGCTGCGACGGTGGCGGCCTTGGGTACTTCGACGCCGTGCTCGTTCCGCGCAGTGACGGTCACGCCGGTGATCCTGCGGTCGATGCTGTTGGGTGCGGCAAGCTTGATGGTGTCGAGCCAGACGACGAACCCGACGAGCGTGCCCTTCGTGACAGCGGTCGACGGCAGGCGGCTCCCGGTGCGTTCGGCGAGCCAGTCGTGGAACTCCTCCCACAACGCCCAGTCGTTGGCGTAGCCGCGCTTCGTGTTGTGGGGGCGGATGGCGTCGAGGTGCTTCTCGGCCGCCTCCTCCATCGCGTGCAGGACGGCGAGCGTCGCAGCGTCGTAGGCGACCGGGGCGGTGTCGGGCTGGCGCGGGACGAGGTCGGTCACGGATTCTCCCACGCCTCAGGCTGGCAGCTGCGCCACGGGCCAAGCTGCAGCAGGCACGGCGAGTCGAACACGGAGTCCCACATCAACTGATCGTCGGCTGTGTGGCGAGCGCTCAACGGTCCACCCCCGCGCACCCGTAGCGCGAGGCCATGCCTCGGATGGCAAAGCAGGGGAAGGGTGCGCTGCAAGTCGCGCAGCGGAGACCGTCCCCCCTTTCGCGATACGGCACCTTGTGGCGTGCCAGGACAGAAAGGTCGCGGAACTGAACTTCACGGGGCTGGTCACTGGAGCGGACGGCGCGTTCGATCCAGCCGATCAAGGTTGCGTGGGAGTCGTCAGCCATAGTTAATTGTACCGTTTTTTCGCCCGCGATATGGCATGTTATCGAGAGTCCTGCGCCCCAGCGGGTCGCACTGAAGGGGAGGTTGCGCGCACTCCACCCTCTTGACGGGAATCCTGTAGAACCTTAAGGTTCTTACATGTCGAGCAAGAAGGTTGGAATCGAGGAAGCCCGCAAGACCCTCGGGGACCTCGCCAACGAAGTCCGCTACACCGGCACCACGATCACCCTCACCCGCCACGGCAAGCCCATCGCCTGCCTCGTCCCTGTGGAGGACACCATGACCATCGGAACCCGCGTCACCATCCCCGAGTACTCCATCCCCGACGACTGGCCCCGCACAGGCGAAATCGTGGAGAAGAACGACGAGACCGTGGTCGTCGAACTCGACAACGGGCACCGGCAGGAACTCCCCACCGACGAGGTCACCAAGGAGGACTGACCATGACCGATGCCCTCGCGAGTCGTATTGTGCGAAACAAGCTGGCAGCTCAGCGGAGCGCCCTCGTGCGAGACGCGCAGTACCTCGCGGACACCTACCGTCGTCTCGCAGCCGAGCTGGCAGACGAGAACCACCTGCCGACCGTGCCGACGGGCGACAGCTCCCGGGCAGCCGCAGCGGCGCAGCAGCTCGCACAAGGACTGGCCGAACTCCGAGGGATGCAGGAAATCGCCGACACCACCCTCGCCGCCAAGGAGAACTGACCGTGCTGCGTCTCTGGCTGTACGGGACCGTTGTCCCCGGCGTTCTCGGCCTCGTGGCGATGGCCGCGATCGTGCTGCCGGGCGACGGGGACGACCTGACCTACACGCGCCTGTTCACCGGCGGTGGGGCTCTGATCGCCACATGCGCGCTCGGCGGTTACATCGGCGGCCGTGTCGCCGGACGCCGCCTCTGATGGGCGCCACCCCGGTAGGTCTAGTACCGGGGTGGCGCCCGCAGCATATCTACTCATGACAGCGCGCCCCGCTCCCCTGCCGTGGCAGAGGGGCGGGGCGCGTCGTCATGCGGGCTCGTCGTCGCCGGTGTTGGGCGGCGGCGGGGGCTCAGGAGACGGCTCGGGTGGGGCGTCGACCCAGCCCATGTCGACCTGGGAGTCGATGTCGGTGCCGGCGGGGCCGGGCGGCGGGGTGACGGGGACGGGTCGTGGCTGTTCGGGCATGAGTCTCCTTTATGGGTAGGTGCGGCGGTTCGGGTCGAGTGCCGCCGCCTGGGGTCGTGTGTCGCCCGGGCCGGGGCTGTCGCCGCCGGTGGGCTGGCAGCTGTACGAGGTGGCGCCGTCGGACGTCGGTGTGCACCGGTAGGTGACGCCGTTGTACGTCCAGGTCCACGACGAGGGCGGCGACCCTGCGGGGCCGCGCTCGCCCTGGGGGCCTTGTTCGCCGCGGGGGCCCTGCACGCCGGGCTCTCCCTTCGACCCCTGCTGGCCTGGTTCGCCTTGGGGTCCGGCCTCGCCGGCTTCCCCGGGCTTGCCCTGCGGCCCGTCCTTGCCTGCGGCACCCTGGTCGCCGGCGGGGCCGGTCTTGCCGTCGGTGCCCGAAGCGCCGGGCCTGCCTGTGGGCCCGGGGCTGCCTCGCTCGCCTGCGGGTCCTTGGGGGCCGGGTGGGCCGACGCGGCCGGCGTCTCCCCGGGATCCGGGTGGCCCGGCGACGGGTTTGCCGCCGAGCCGCTCGACCTGTTCGGCGAGCGCGTCCCGAGCCTGGTTGGCCTGACGCAGGTCGCGGGCCATGGACTGGGTGGTGATGACGAGCCACGCGAAAGCGGCGATCGCGATGCCGGCGCCGAGCGCGAACCACAGGTCGCCGCGGCGTCGCCTTCGCCGCGGGTGGGTGTGGGTGCTCATCCGCCTGCCCCTCTCGCTGCGAGGTAGGTCTGGAGGATGAGCAGCAGCACCGGCGCGATCAGCGCGGTGAACACGAGGCGCCGGTCGGCTCGTCGTCGGTCGTCGGCAGCGCGCCGGTCGGCGTCGGCCTGGCGGGCGTCCGCGTCCCGGGCTTCCTCGATGGCACGGACCCGCTCGGTAAGCGCACGTGTGGATTCGTCGCGGGCGGCCTGCTCGATGGTGTATCGCTCCAGGCTGACGCGGGTGTCGAGCCGGTCGACGACTTCGCGGATGTCCTCTCGGAGAGCCTGGTGCACGGCGTCCAATCGCCGGGCGATCTCGCCGAGCGTCGGCTCCTCCGACATGGACTGTGCTCCCGGTTCAGACTCGCGGCGCCGCGGATGCGGACTCGGGGTTGCCGACGGCCTTGGCGACGAGGCCCTTCACGAGGGATGCGACCGCGGCGATGCCGGCGGCGCCGACGGTCTGCCAGAAGTTGGCGGAGAACATGTCGGCGGGGCCGGCGGCGACGGCGATACCGGCCGCGGCGACGAGGAACGTGGCGAGGACCCGCTCGACGAGGTCGAGGAGGTAGGTGCGGGCGGTCGCCAGCGGGGTGGTGGGGTTGGTGGCCATGCGGAGAATCCTTCTGAGAGAAGAAATGGACTGATCGCGTTCCGGTTTTCAGGTGTTGGGGACCTTGAGTCGGTCCCAGGTGGTCTTGCCGGGGGGCCAGGTGGCGTCCTTGCCGCGGAACCCGCACTTGCGCTGCCACGCCTCGTAGGAGTCGATGTCCGCCTGCCCGAGGACGGGGCCGGGCCCGACCTTGTAGCGGCTGCATCCCTCGGCGACGAGCCGCTTGCCCATCTCGGTGAAGATCTCCGACTTCTTGCCGAGCGCGGGCTTGCCGCCACTCATGAAGAAGTCGGCGCCCGGGAACGGCTCGTACTTGGGCTTCGGCTTGCCGGTGCTCTTACCGCCGGCCCACTTCCGCATGGCGTCCCGCGTGGAGAACTTGGCGAGGTTGGTGTCGACGGGGGTGGACGTGTACTGGTGGATGACCCACGGCGCCTGGATCGACGGTTTGCCGGGCTTGCCGTTGTACTGGGCGATCCACAGTCCGTCGCCGGCGAACGAGGTCTTGTCCCGGTTGAGCCAGTAGTCGACGTTGCAGTACAGCAGCACCTTGTGGCCCGGCGCCTTCTTCTGCACGTGCTTGATCCAGGCGTCCTTGTCGGCGTTGCTGACGCCGGGGTCTTCCCAGTCGAGGACGAGGAAGTCTCCCGCCACGAGGTTGATCTTCGAGAGGAAGTAGTTGGCCTGGGCGGTCATGCTGCCGGGACGCACGAAGTGGTAGAAGCCGGTGACCAGTCCGGCGTCGCGTGCGGTCTTGCGCTGGGCGACCCACTTGGGGTTCGTGTACGACGTCCCCTCGGTGATCTTGATGATGACGAAGTCGAGCCCGCGGGTGCTGTACCGCTCGGGCTGGTAGGAGCTGACGTCGATGCCCTTGATGGTCACAGGGGCCTCCAGACATGCGAGAAGCCCCGGCACGGCGGGGCTGATGGCGGGATTGGCGGGGGTTAGAGGGAGGCGAAGCAGCCGTTCAGGGACACCCAGGGCGGGTTCTCGCTGGTCGAGCCGATGCCGACCAGGACGAGCGTGCCGTTGGGGTTGATGTCGAGCTTCACGCTGCTGAGCGTGGTGTCCTGCACGGAGCACGCGCAGGAGATGGTCCGTTTCGTCGTGGGCCGTGCCGGTGTCGGCAGCGCGGTGGCGTTGATCTGCGAGTTGTTGGGCGGCCGACCGGACGAGTAGGTGATGTCGATGCCGCCGCGGAACATCAGCGATACCTCGCCGAACAGGTTGACGATCCTGTACTGGGCGGTGCCGTTGCTGTTGCCGTCGTGCGCGTAGCCGGCCGCGAGGCTGATGGTTGTCCACTTCTGGGAGCCGGCGGCGAGCACGACCCAGCCGGTGCCGTCGTAGCCGGTGAACAGCTTCTCCGTGGTCAGCCACGCGATCATGCCAGGCTGCGGGGCGGTGATCGTGGCGTTGCGTTCGGCGGCCGTCGAGAACCGCATCACCGAGCGGGGGGTGAGCGCGTCGACGATGCCCTTGGTGCCGGCGCGCAGGTCGGGCTTGTCGCTGTTGTCTAGCCAGGGCACGCCCTGGTTGAACGAGTCGGTGGGCAAAGAGCCTCCTAGGAGATGCGGGTAGCTCGCATCCACGAGCCGAGGCCCATCCGGGCCGGTGTGGTGCTGCTGGTGGACTGGGCCCAGGCGATGGCGCACGTGCCGCCCGTTGCGGTGGAGACCGTGCCGGTCTCGTGCGCGTAGGCCAAGTTCGTGTACACGTTGCGGCGGCCGTACACGATGGTGGTGCCGTGCCCGTGGGAGCCGGACCGCATAGTGATGTTGTCGGCGGAGGACTGAGGTGACGAGTCGCCCGCCACGGTGGAAGCCGGACCCTGCACGCCCTTCAGGCCGACGGCGTCAGGCGGCACGGTCCACTGGGTCTTGATGAGCCCCGGGCCGCCGCCGACGAACAGGTGGAACTCGATGACGTAGGTGCTGTTCGCGTCGAGGACGGTGGTGAGGTCGGGATCGTCGGCGAACGTGGTGGTCGACGCCCGGTCGGTGTGGTCGGGTTTGTAGCGGGGCGGCATCGGCAGGCCGAGCGCCCGAGCAGCCGAAGCGGTCCGGCCGACGGCCAGCCAGTTGCCCGCGCTGTTCTGGGTGAGCATGATCCGGTCCCCCACCTGGGGTGCCGGGTAGGCGGCGTCGATCCTGCGTGCGCGGACATCTCCCACGGAGACGGTGCCGTCGGCGGCGACCGCGGTGACGACGCCGATACGCCAGTCGGCGCCGCGGACGCTGGGCACGGTCTCGCCCGCGGTGACGGCGGCGCCGCGGATGGCTGCGGCGAGCTGCTGTGGGCTGGTCATGCGTCCTCCCGTCCGCCGATGCAGGCCACCGAGAAGTCGCCGCCGACCAGGTCGAGGCTGAAGCTCTCGACTTGGAGGAGGTCGCGGTCGCCGGAGCCGTAGGTGACGCGGAGGATGTCGCCCGGCTCCAACAGCGGGTTCGGCACCGACGAGAGGTCCGCTGTCGCGTTGGGCTTCAACGAGTCCCGTAGCAGCTTGTTCGCGGCGCCCTGCGCCAGGGCGGCGGTGGTCAGCGTCGCCGACGAGTAGAAGGTGGGGACACGCCCGAACGGGCCGTACACGTAGGTCGGCGACGTCGGGTCCTCGTCGGCGGCGACCGCGGTGACCGGCGGGGTGTCCTCCTCCGTGTTCTCCCCGCGGGCGACGACCCAGTTGTACATGCCGTCGCGGGAGTAGCCGCGGCTGGCGGAGACGAGCGCCCCGTGGTCGCCGGCATCGACCTGCCAGGAGACGGGCGCGGTGAGCATGTCAGGCAGCTCCGCGATGACGAACTGCCCGTCGGCGTCGGCGTAAACCTCGGCCCCGATGGCGGTGGCGCACTCGACGGCCGCCGCCCACCGGTCTCCCTCGGCGTCCCAGGTGCGGGCGCCGATGACCTGATCGGTGGCCCGGTTGGTGACGACGGCTCCTGGGATGGCTGCCTGTATGAGCCCGGTGATCGCGGTCACTGCAGTGACGCCCTTGCCGATGCTGTAGGCCGCGGTGAACTTGTCGTCGGCGACGACCGCCTCGAGGCCGGATGCCTTGATGTCGACGGGCCCGATGTCGGGATCACCGTCCACGGCGTCCACACGCCCGAAGAAGACCGGCACCAGCTCTACGTGACCGTCGCCGTAGCGGATGCCGCGCTGGATGCGGAGCCTCGCCCCGTAGATGGCCAGCTGCTCGGTGGGCGTGCGGGGGATGAAGCTCGTGTCCGGGACGGTGACGGTCGCTGTGCGGCGGATCGCCTGGCTGCGGTCCACCGTCACAGAGCCGGCGGTGTGCTCCAGTTCCACGACGGTGCCGTCCGTGCGGTGGAGCTGGACGACGGTGACCGGGGTGTGGGACTCCACCAGCGTGGCCAGGAACTGTGGCGACGGAGGCGGGTACATCACGTCCTCCTGTCGATGGCCAGGTCGAAAACCGTCTCGTACCGGTCGAGGACGTCGTATCCGGTGGCGTACTCCACCACGACGTCATAGACGGTCCAGCCGGTGGTGCCGGCCTGCCCACCTGTCGGCATGTCGACCTCGGTGAACGGCAGTGTCCACTCCCTCCATGGCTCTGGGCCGTAGGGGATGACGCGCGGGAACTGGGTCTCGCCCACAGACACGTACACGTCGGTCTCGCCCATGCCGGGCGCGCACCGCCACAGCAGGACGTTGCCGGTGGAGAGGAGGAACCGCAGGGCCTCACGCTGCTCGTCCGTCTGGGTCCAGCCCACGAGGTCGCCACTGCGGGAGCCGCGCACATCGGAGACGATGACCGGCGTTGGCCTCCCCCGCACCTGGTACACCTGCTGCTCGATCGGCTGCTTCCAGTCCGGCGCCTCCTTGACGAGGAGCCGCAGCCCGATCCCCGGCCGCGCCGGATCCGTCAACCACGCGTAATTGGGGTCGCCGGGGTCGAGGATGACGGTGTCGGTCACGCGTATCTCGCGGCCGGTGCCGTCCGGCCACACGGTCTCAATCCGGTAGTAGACCGGCACGCCGAGAGGCGCCTCATAGTCGTCGATGATGAGGCTGTCCGAGTCGATGAGGACGGTGCCGTCATACATCCCATCGGGGCCGCGGACCAGAGTCCGGGACCCGTCGGGCGTAATCCGCCACACGGTGAGGAGCTGCCCGACAGTCAGCTCCCGCAGAACGATCCGGGTTGAGGCTTCCGTGTCGTCGACGGTGACGGCTTCGCGAGGCAGCGTCTGCCACAGCGCGGGCCGGTCGATCTGCATCACGCTGGCCGCGCTCGTGGCGGTGACGGTGAGTTCGATCTGTGCCAGGGCCGCACCCTCCGGCGCGGCAGCGTCGTCATACAGCCACCACCAGCTACCGCCCGCTGGCGCGTCAAACGGCGTGGCCGCCGACGTGGACAGGTGGGCGCCGTTCTCGTCCAGCCAACGGACCGCGATAGCGATCTTCCAGCCGCCCCCGGTCACCTTGAAGTAGGTCTCAGCCCTCCAGCTGTCGCCGACGGTCGCGCCGATCGGGTAACTGCCGGAGCGCACAACGCTCGCCCCGGTCGTGCTGCTGGACACGGTGAGGCTGTAGAAGTCGAACGCCGCCTGGGCACCCCACGGGCTACTGCGGGCGATGGTGGCCGGACCGGAGGCGACCGTCCACGCGCCGACGCCCTCCTCGAAGTCCCAGTCAGCCATCGGCAGGATGTTGCCGGTCCGGAGCGACGGGCTCGGTGTGCCGTAGAGGTCGCCGATGTAGGCGCCCTCGGACCGCACCACCTGCCCGGCACTCGCCCCCGTCATGCCGATAGCCAGCCCCGCGGTGGCCGCACCTTCCGGGGCGACGCCGGAGCTGATCTGCCGGTAGATGCCGGTGCCCGGCGGCGCGAGCACCGACCGGTGCGCGGCCTGCTGGGCGCCACCGCTGTCGTAGAACCGCAGCTCCACCCAACACTGCGCCGACGTGGTGGGTGGCCCCAGGTAGGCGACACCGACGTACTCGACGCCGGGGGTGACGGGGGGCCGCTCCACGCACAGCGCGGACGCGTCCCCGGCCGTGGTGGCGGTGAGGGTGATCTGCTCGCCGCCCGCGTAGTAGGCGGTGACGGGCCAGCCCGCTGGCGGGGCGATCCGCCCGATCGTGCCGTTGCTCTCGGCTCCCCAGGCGGAGGTGTCCAGCTCGCCGCCTGACTCGGCGTTGAAGCTGAGGAGATTGCCGGGGTACCTGAGCGGCGGCCCGAGGTAGATGTTGTCCCAGTAGTGCAAGGCGCCTGCGGCCGTGGCCGTCGCCGACACCAGGACCTGGGCGCGGGCGGCGCCGACCGGGGCGATCCCGGCGACGCTCACCCTGTGCCACGTAGCCGACGCGGCCGACGTGGTCAGCGACCACGTCACCCCGATCTCGGCCCCGGTCGCGTCCAGCCAGCGGATACCGATCCGCTCCGGCTGCGTACCGGACGAGGCGTCCGCGTACACCCAGTACATCTCGCCGACGTTCACCGGATACGACGAGAATGTGCGCGCCTGCATCTCGCCGGCCGCCTTGGCGGTCAGCTTGAGGCAGCCGTCACCGAACCGGCCACCCGACCCGAGACTGATCGTGCAGTTCAGCTTGGCTGCCCAGCCGCTGGTGTTCGGGTCCACCATCGCCGTCGTGATCGACAACATGTTCCAGTAGATCGGTTTCGGTGCCATGCGGTCACCTCCCCGCCCGTGCGCCCAGCGCTGTCAGCAGCTCGCCGTTGGACTTGCGGATCTCCGCCCGCGTGATGTCGGTGATCTCCCTGTCGCCCACGTACACCTGCACCTGAAGGTCGCCGAGGCCGGGCTGGTCGGCTCCGCGCGTGGCCGCCCCGGTCAGGGCATCCCACTGTCGGCCGGTCAGCACGGGCTCTGGCCTTCCCGTGCCGTTCGCGACGAGGTTGAGGCCGGGCTGGAGCAGGCCGCCGTTGTCGTACCAGTGCGGTCGACGCGCCTGCCATTTCGCCCACGCCCGGGCGGGCGACCCGTAGTCGCGGCGGTGCTTGATGTAGCCCATGCCCCACTTGATCTGGGTGGCCGGGTTCGTCCGCCAGTCGGCGCCGGCGGACCGCATCTTCGAGGCGGGCAGCGCCTGCGGAATGCCGTAGGCCCCGCTGGAGGGGTTGCGGGCGTTCCACCGCCAGCCGGACTCCCGCTGCCACAGCTTCTGGAGCGGGGGCCACTGCTTCTGCGACCAGCCGTACTCGCCGAGCATCTGCCTCGCGGTGGCCTGCGCCGCCGCGACGCCCTTGCCGCTGACACCTCCGCCGATCGCTGGTTTGAAGCCGTACCAGTTCTTGCCGAACGTCGGGCTGTTGTAGCCGCGGGCTCGCCGGCCGACGACGACACCGTCGCCGCCCCTGCTTTCGACGTTCGTTCCGCCGAGGGTGCCGGCGGTGTGGCCCTTGCCCTTGTTGGTGATGCCGATCTGGAACGGGGACCGCTTGTGGTATTCCCACCCGGCCGGGGCCCGCTTCCCCTGGAAGCTGAAGGTGGACCAGAGCCTGCCCTTGGGGTTCTTGCCCTGGATGACCTTCTGGATGCCGGACATGAACCCGGAGCAGTCCCAGCTCGGGTTGCCGGCGCCGCCCCACTGGTAGGGCTTGCCGGCCTGGGACTTCGCCCACTTCAGGGCGCGCGCCACGCCGGGGCCTCCCCCGGCGGCCAGCTCCTTCTCCTCGCTCCCCTTGATTGCGGCGAGCGCTTCGTTTAGCAGCCCGGTGGGGACCGCCTTCGCGAGCGAGCCCCAGCCCTTCGTGCCGCCAGGGATCTTGTTGATCAGGGCCCGGATCGGTGTCGCCGCCGCCGACGCCGCCTTGTGCACGGCGCCCAGCGTGGCGTCCTTCAGTTTGGACAGGCCTTTGGAGACGCCGCCCGCCACCGCGCGGGCGCCCCCGACCAGCTTGTCTCCAGCGCCCTTGACCCAGTCCACGGCGCCGCCGAGCGCGAATCCGGGCAGGCCGCCGGCTGCGGGGGTGGGGCCGCTACGGCCCGCTGCCCCGCGTGCTGCGGCACGCAGGCCCTCGACGGCCCGGTGGCCGCCCGCGCCCTGTACTTCCTTGGCGGTCCATACGTGCTCGCCGCGGGACAGCCGAGCTGGGATGGAGTCCGACGTCGCCGTTCCGGGCCCGTGGACAGCGCCGCCCTTGGCGAATTTGAAGACGGGCAGCTTCTTGATCGGCAACACCTTGGCGGCGGTGTTCCAGAGGCCGCGGACGCCCTTGTTGTAGACGATGTCGATGACCCACTTGATGGGCTTCCGCGTCAGATCCTTGATCTTCGCCCAGGCTTTGCCGATACCGTCCTTCGCCTTCCGGAAGGCGTCAGCGACCTTGTTGACGGCGGACTTGACCGCGTTGAACGCCGGGCGAATGCCCTTCTCCCACGAGACTTTGATGGCCTCCCGGATGCCCGCCCACACAGGCTTCACGATCTTGTCGCGGAGCCAGCGGAAAACGTCCGCCACCTTGCCGACAGCACTTCGGACGAACCCGAAGTACCGCTTCACGATGTTGTTCCACCACCAGGAGATGACCTTCCCGATGCCGCGGAAGACTGGCGCGAGCACGTTGTGCCACAGCCAGCGGGCCACCGACGCGACGAGCCGGAACGCCCCCCGGACCAGCCCGAAGTAGCGTTTGACGACGTTGTTCCACCACCACATGACCACGGCGGCGATGCCGCGGAAGACTGGCCCGAAAACGTTGTGCCACAGCCAGCGGGCGACGGTCGCCACCGCCTGAATCGCGACCTTCACCGCGTTGAACACCGGCTTCAGCACCGTGTTCCAGGCCCACAAGGCGGCGGTCTTGATGCCAGCCCACGCGGCCTGCACAGCGGTGCGGAACCACCCGAAGCGGTTGTAGGCGTAGATGACGGCGGCCACGAGCAGGCCCACCAGCAACGCGATCCTGACCAGCGGGTTCTGCGACATGACGAAGTTCAGCGCCGCCTGGGCCAGCGTCCACAGCTTGAGCGCGACGATGATCCCGTAGACGAGCTGGATCATCCACGGGGCCTTCTCGGCGATGACCGCGATCGCGTCCGCCAGGCCGCCGAGCAGCTTCAGCAGCGGCCCGGACAGCGGTTCCAGCGCGCGGCCGATCTGCCAGAAGGCGCTGCCGATGTCGCCGAGCGTCTCGCCGAGCTGCGGCCCCATCCGGGACGCGTAGGCGAGGAACCGCTCGAACTCAGGCGACCCCTTCAACCCGGTGCCCCAGTTGGCGAACTTCCCGGTGATGTTCTGCATGCGCCGGGAGATCGAGTCCATGTGCGGCAGGAAAGCCTGGACCACGCCGGCCATGCCCTTGAAGACGCGGCCGAAGGACACACCGAGCCCCGTGATCGCGGGCTCGACACTGCCGGACAGGTCCGCCTTGAAGCTCTTCCACCACGGGGTCTTGAACCCCGCAGACGCCCGGTCCTGGAGTGTCTTGATGCCCCGGGCCGCGCCCTGCACGAGCGGCGTCAGCCCCGGCAGGCTGTTCTTCAGCCCGTTCAGTGCCCGGGTGAAGATCGGCATGACGGTGGGCTGAAGGGCCCGCGACCAGCTCTGGAACGCGGTCCGCAGCTGCTGGAACGCCGTGAACGTGCCGCGCGCGGCCGGCGTCATGTCGGCCAGAGCCTGCTTGTACTTGGCCTGCGCCAGCGCCGCCTGGTCCGCGCCGCCAGCGGCCGACAGTTCCGCCGAGCGGATCTGCCGCTGCGCCGACGCCACCGCGTCCGCCGCGGACTGCTGAGCCACCGCCACATTCCGGGTGGCCTCCCCCACCCGGGCCTGCGCAGCAGCCACCTCGCGGGCCGTCTGCGTCTGCACCCGCGCGGCCTCCGCCTGCGCGTCCCGCACTGCGCGGGCCCGGTCCGCGACCTGCTGCTGGGCCTGCGCCAGCCGCTGCTGCGCACTGCGGACCGTGTCCGAGCCTGCGACGCCGGCCTTGTTCGCCGCCGCCGTCTCGCTCTTGAGGCGCCGCGTCTCCGTCGTCTGATCCTTGAGACGCTGCACCGCCTGGTCGTAAGCCAGCTGAGCCCGCGCCCGGTCCAACTCCGTCGCCTTGGCATCGGCCATGGTGCGGGACAGCGCCATCTGCGCTTCCCGCACACCCAGGACAGCGTCCCGCTGAGACAGCTCCGCCCCAGCCAACCTCGCGTTCAGATCCTCCAGTTCGCGGGCCGCCTGCCGGCGCGCGGCCGTCAGATCCTCCTGCGCCTGCCGGGCATCCCGCTGAGCCGTCGCCAGAGACCGCTCAGCGTCCTGCACCGCCCGGGTCGCGGCCTGCTGCCGCTGCGCAGCCTGCGCCGCCGCATCCGCCGCTGCCTGCTTCGCCTGCCGCACCTGCTGCTCGGCCTGCGCGATCTGCCGGGCGCCGTTCCGCTCCGCCGTGACGAGAGCCTGCTGGGCGCTCGCCCGGGTGAGGGCCTGGCGTGCCGCCTGCGCCGCCACCTGGCTACCGCGGGCCGCCGACGATGCCGCCGCGTCCTCCGCCGCCTTCTGCGCCTGGAGAGCTTCGGTGATGCCCTTGATGGCGGGGGCCGCCACGAGCGCGAGCGCACCCACCCCCACACCAGCGGCTGTGGCCGCGGCACCGATCGCACCGATGCCGGCTGCCACCACCGGGATCGCGGGGATCGCGGCGACACCAGCCACGGCGATCGACAGTTGAAGGAGCGCCGACACGGCGCCGGAGGTGTCGATGTCGACGCGGGCGGTCTGCCCATCCAGCCGGTTGACCATCGCCTGCACACCAGCGAGCTGCGCGGCAGCAGCGGACGCGTCCACGCGCACGGCGATGTCCGCGTCGGACGCCGACAGGCGCTCCAGCCGCGTCTGGAGGTCGGTGATGCGGGCTTGTGCGGTGGCGGCGTCGATGTCGATGCCGACGCGCTGGTCGGCGAGCGTGCCGAGTTGGGCTCGGAGGGCCGCCACCTCCGCCTGCGCCGGGGTGGTGTCGGCGCCGATGTTGATGTTGGGGAGGGAGGACTGGGCCTGCTGCACGGCCGCCCGGAGGCGCTGCCCGAAAGTCCCGTCGGTCTCCAGGTGGATGGTCGTGCGGTCTGCGGAGATCCGGTCCAGTTCGGTGCGGAGTTCCGCGAGCTGTGCCCGGGCGGCTGCGGTGTCGGCCCGAACCACAGGGTTGGGGTGCGCGGCGCCGAGACGGCGAAGCTGCTCCTCCAGGTCGGTGACCTCGGCTCGGGCTTCGGCGGTGTCGATGTCGACGCCGATCCGCCGGCTGGCGAGGGTCTCCATGCGGGCCCGGAGCGCCTGAAGGTCGCTGTCGGCCTCGCTGGTGTCGGCGCCGATGGTGATGTCCGGCAGGCTGCGGAACGCCGCCTCGATGCGGGCGCGCGCCGACCTGGCGAAAGCGCCGCCGGCCTGCTCGCCCTGACGGGTCGCTGCTGGCCGGGCGGTGCGCCCTCCCTGTGTGACGCCGTCCCGCAGCGCACCGCGGATCTCCGCGGTGATGCGGGCGGCGATCTGCTGTCCGATCTGCTGCCCGAGCTGGAGTCCGATCTGCCCGACCTCGGACCGCATCGCCGGGCCGAACGCCTTGCCTGCGGCCTCGCCGGCGTCGTCGCCCGCCCTGGCGGCAGCCGGGACGAGGGCCCCACGCAGATGCTGGTAGATGCCCCGCGTGTTGGGGACGACATCGACCTCGACGGAGCCGACGGAGATGGCCACGAGGCACCTCCCTCGCGGCTCGGGGCTAAGCGGCGCCCCCGTTGATCAGCAGGAAGAGCCGCTCCGCAGCGGCGTCGGACATGGGCGCAGTCTTCTTCTTGCGGGGCTTCGCGCCGGGCCGGCGGATCGGCTCCGGCACCTCCGGCCGCTGCGACTTCTTCTCGGTGTTGACGCAGATCAGCGTGTACTGGAGCTGCGCCACCCGGTCCGCCAGCAGCGCCAGCAGCTGCTCGGTCTGGGACCAGCGGCCCTTCTCGGGCTCCCCGGCGTCGGCCTGCGCATCCAACTCCTCGTCACTCATCGAGTTGCGGATGGCGGTCATGGTGGCGGACTCGGGCGGCAGATGCTGGAGGAGCACCCGCAGACGCCGCCACGTCATGAGCCCGCGATGGACGTCGAGGACGTCAATGCCCCGCTCCAGCAGGTCGGCCTCTACCGCCTCCGCGTGCTCCTCGAGGACGGCGACCGTCCACTGGATTTCCCCAGCTCCTCACCGCCCGCCCGGGACGCCGCCTCGGCGAAACGGCCGATGGCGTCCATGTCGGGGTCGAGGTCCAGGTACAGGTCGTAGTCGTCCTCGTGGAGGACGAGTTCCATGAAGGCGTCCATGTCTCCGCTGTTGAGCGCGCGGAACGCCGATGCGCGCCACTTGGTGCCGGGCAGAGCGCGGACGTCCTTGGTGACACCGTCGTAGCCGGCGAGCGGCACCGTCACGTAGGGGTTGTGGTCCTGCTCGGCTTCCGCCTCCTGCGCGGCAGCGGCATCGAGCGCGGTCTTGGTGGTGGGCATGCGCGGGCCTCCTGGTCACGGGCGCGGGGCGGGATGGGCAGGTGGTGGGCCAGCCCCGCGCAAGCTGACCCACCACCGTCGTGGGGCTCCGTCAGGAGCCGGGGTTCACCGGAGTCGCCGGCACCGAGTCCAGGTGGTAGACCGTGTTCCCGGCGTCGTCCGGGTACGCGGTCACGGTGATCTCGTAGCCGGACATCTCGTCCTGCTTGAACGTCACGTCCGAGCGGTCGGAGATCTCTCCCTGCGGGACGTAGAAGCCCTTCGCGGTGCTCCCGTCCATGACGAGGAACCACCAGGCGCGGCGGTCCGGCTGCGGGCTCGCGGTCTCCGCGAACGTCGTCAGGCCGCCGGTGTCCGGCGCGAGATCCGCGGCCGGGATGCGGTACATGACGCTCTGCACCGCCACACGGGCGGTCTCCCACAGCGTCACCTGGAACGTGCGGACCGACGAGGTGACGACGGTCCGGAACGGCGAGGTGAGACCCCAGGGGGTGAACTCTTCGTTGTCCTCGTCGAAGCCGTACACGAGGCCGTCGTCCGAGATGGCGCCGAGTGGCTCCCAGGGCGATACCGGCTGCTCCAGCGGCGATGTCGGCGCCGGAGTGCCGGTGGCCGCCACCCAGGCGCCGCCGTTCGCGCCGACGATCGCGAGATCCGCGGCACGCGTGATGTTGACCATTGAGGTCTCCCAACGTGAGGAAACCCCGCACGTGGGCGGGGTCGGGTTACAGGTGCGGCGCGGGTTGAGCCGGTCAGGAGACCGGGTGAAGAAGAACTGAGTAGGTGGCCCCGCAGCGGCGTAGGGCCGTGTTCTCGTAGGGCCGGATCGCATGGGCCGACACGGTGGACACGTCAGCGACCACGGCGGTGCGGGTGGTGGAGCCGCGCAGCACCGTCAGCAGCAGGCCCCGGACCGTGGCGGCCAGGGCGATAGCGGCCCCGCGGGTCGCGGCGTACACGTCCACGTCCACGAGCGTGCGGTCGAGGCGGAAACCGTCGTCCGTGCCGCCGACCCGCTGCACCTGCACCGTCGGCAGGGTTGCCAGCAGGTTGTTGTCGAGTTCGTCCCGCACCCACACCTCGTCGCCGAGACGCTGCTGAAGCCAGCCGATCAGCTCCAGCTCGACATCCACCGAACCGACGGCGGCCATCAGCGGCCCCCAGCCTGCGCGGCACGCAGCAGCACATGGTGGGCGTGCACCCGCTCTGTGCCGTACTCCACCCACCGGGCATGCGGGGCTGAGTTCCACACCGTGGCTACCGCGCGGTTACGGCGACGGCCGCCCCGGCGGGTGGACGTGGTGTGCCAGGACGCCTTGTACAGGCCCGGGTGCGGGTCCCACGCCGCCGTGCCCACCGGCGAGATCGGCACGGCCACGCCCTTGATGACGTTGGCGCGTCGCAGCATCTCCGCCTCTACCTCCCGCGACCGCAGAAGTTCACCGACGCCTTTGCGGGACATCTTGAATCGCGCGGGCATACCCTCACCTCACCTACAACTTGGGGGGTGGCCATGGAGGTCAAGGGCGTGCAGGGATCCATCCGCTACGTGGACGGCTGGATCACCATCCGCAAGAAGGAGATCGGCTCCGCCGCGCGCGAGTTCCGCATCCGTGCCGCAGACGTGACCGGCACCCGGCTCAAGCCCGGCACCTGGGCCATGCACGGCTACGTGCAGTTCGTGCTGCCCGGCTCCGCCCCAGCCCCCGAGAAGAAGGGCGTCATCACTGGGGGCCGGCCGCCGCAGTCCGACCCTCACAGCCTGTCCATCCCCCGCCGCAGCAACGAGGCCGCCGCGGCGCTCGTCGCCGCTGTCGAGCGGGACCGCCTCAGCCGGTGACCCGGTCCGCAGCGAACTGCACCGGCCCGGACAACCCAGTGAACGGACTGTGTCCCCAGTCGCCGGGCTCTCCGGTCACCTCGAACAGGACGCCCTCGTAGCGCCTGCCCTCCACGCGAACGCGGTCGGTAGTGCGGATATCGGTGCCCGGCGGCGCGTAGACGGTGATGCCGACGATGACGGTGTCCCGGCCCTGCTGCTCCGGGCCACCCACCGGCGGCGTCTGAGACCGCGGGGTCACCACACACCCGGGAACCGGGATCTCCTCCACGGGCCCGGGGATGGGCTGGCCTCGCTCGTCCCGGCCCGGTGACGGGCCCGTGCGGACGATCGTCACGGTCACACCGAACGGGTACAGGGCCGGCACTCAGGTCCACCCCCAACCCGGTTCCCACTCCAGAGGCGGCCCGTACTCCGGGTCCGGCGGCCACGTCGGCGAGGGGTCCGCCGTAGCGGGCGTCGGGTCGACGGTGAACGCGCCCCCGCGGCCAGCCAGCGACTTGAGCGCGGCTTTGTCGCTCTTCGTCAGGTACAGGCCCCCAGAACCCTGGGGGCGCTGCACGCTCATGGGGCCGATCGTCTCGTAGGAGACCTGCTGAGGATTGACATAGGCCCGGCCAGCCACCGACAGGACAACCGCGGTGGCCTGCTCCGGCAACGGCTTCACGACCGTCTCGCACAAGGCGACCGCCTGCCGGATGAGCAGGTCCGCGCGGGCCCCGTCGATCTCAGGCAGCCCGAGATACAGGGCGAGCTGTTCGGCGGTTGGCGCTTCGAATGCCACGGCCGGCCACCTCCTCGATCGCCTCGCACCAGGCAGCCAACTCGGCGGTGGGGTCAAGCGCGTCACTACGGGCCCGAGCCCGCTTCGACGCCGCCCGCCACTCGGCCGGCTTCAGCAGCCGGTCCAGCGTCACCAGCCACGCGTCCAGGTCGTCGCGGTCCGCGAAGATCCCGGCCTCGCCGAGCGACTCGCACAGGCCCGGCGTGGGGTGCGCCACGACGGGAATGCCGGATGCCATCGCCTCGACGCCGGTGCGGCCCCACGACTCGTACCGGGACGGCATCAGCAGCACCTTGGTGCGGCTGTATACGCGCTCCGCCATCTCGTTCCCCGGCACGTGATCGATCACTTCGAGGTTCGGGACCGGCTCCGGTGGCTCCACCTGCACCCCGTAAGCGCCCTTGACCATCAGGAACTTCTGGTCAGGCATGCGGGTGGCGAGCCTCCAGAAGAGGTCGCCGCCCTTGTCCTCGTTCCCGTTGATCAGCGTGATGCAGTCGCCCGGAGTCGCCCGGTAGTCCCCGGCCACCACCGGCGGCCGGACAATCAAGCTCCTGTCGGGCCGCACCGTATGCGGGTACTCCGCGAAGTACAGCTCGGCCTCGCGCTCCATCCACGTGGAGTTGTACACCGCCAGCGCCGTACCGCCCGACGCCATGTGGCGGAAGCTGGGCAGGTGGGTGTTGTGGACGACCGCGACGAACGGCTTCCCGAACCCGCGGGCCAGCGCGCTGGTGGCCGGCACGTTCTCCAGATGGCTGACCAGCACATCCGCAGACCGGGACGCCTCCCCGAAATCCAGCCGAGCCCCGAGCGGCACCACCCGAACACCGTCGTACTCGTAGACCTCACGGTCGTCCGTGTAGCGGGACAGCCACACGCTCACGTCGTGGCCCCGATCGACCAGCGGGCGCAGCATCGAAGTGAGCATGTGCTCCGCCCCCGCGTTGTGCCGCGGAGGCATCGCATGCACCCTCACCACAATCCGCAGGGGCGTGGCTGCCCCGCCCGGCGCGGAGACCGAGACAGCCCGCGCCATCAGGAGCCTGCGGGGGCGCCGACGTACTTCACGAAAGCCTCCGGCTCGCCCATGACGAACCCGAAGTACGCCTCCACGAGAAGCAGCACCAGGTTCTCCTGCCAGGCGCTGTGCATCGTGCCGTCCTCGTCCACGTAGCTCGCCTCGGTGGACGTCTTGACGGTGATGTTCATGCCGACCCCGTAGGCGCACTGCGACCAGTCGCCGCCGATCGCCCGCAGGCCACTGTCGGTGGTCGTCGACTGGCGCCGGTACTTGCCGGAGATACCCGACCCGTAGGCCAGCGGCTCACCCAGCAGCGTTCCCGCGCCAGCCGCCCCGGTGCCCGGCTCCGTCGAGTCCACGAAGATCGGACGGCCGGATGTGTCGGTGGCCAGCAGCAGCTCCGGCTTGAGCCGCTTGTCGGCGACGAACCCGGTGAAGTCCCAGTCGTCGGCGACGACCTGCTTCATGCCGTTGACCAGGTCGGAGTAGATGCCGCCCTTGTTCTGCGCCGCCGTGCCCAGCGTCACGCTCTTGCTGGTCATCGTCAGGTAGTCGGGGAACGGGCCGGTGCCGCCCTTCATCGTCTTGCCGTGGATCGCCGCGGTGTCGAAAGCGCGGGCGATCGCGGTCGGCAGGTCGCTGCTGAGCTGTTGGTACAGCCCCGCCGCGTTGGTGCGTGCGACCTCTTCGGAGACCGCGATCAGGGTCGCGACCTTCTTCCCGGACATCGTCTTCACGCCGATGCCGCCGCTGCTCAGCGGCTTCTTGCCGCCCTCGGACACCCAGTCCGCGGTGGGCACGTCCAGCGGCACCGGAATCTCCGTGTTCGCGGTCATACTCAGCGGCACACGCCGCGCCAGCCGCATCACGGTGGACTGCTCGGTAGCCTTCGCGAAGATCGGCCCGGCGATCGTCGGCGGCAGCAAGTTGTTGGGGATACCGGCGAGAGTCACCGGCTGTGTTGCGGGCATTGCTACCTCGAATCAGCGCCCAAGGACGCCATCCAGGAACTCCCCGAAGATCGCTTCGGGAGAGCTCGGGGTTCGGTGCCCGTTGCCCGAAGAGCCCTGCGTGCGGTCCGGCCGCGGCGACCGCGGGCCGGTGTCCTTCGCCAGGTGCGGCTTCCGCTTCAGCAGGTCCTTGAGGTCCTTACCGATCGCGTCCGCGTCGACGTCGCCGTCCTCACCCACGTAGGCGCCAAGGTCGAGGAACGCAGCCGCGTCCTCCGGGTCCGCGAACTCGCTGGCAGCCAGCGCGCGTACCTCCGCACGCACCGCCCGCTGCTGTACCGCTTCGAGGCGCTGCTGCGCCGCGGTGAGCTGCTCGGCCAGGCGCTGCTGCTCGGACTTCTGCGCGTCCTCCAGCTCCTGCGCCCGCTTCGCGAGCGGTTCCAGTTCCTTCGCCTTGGTGCGGTGCTTGGCCGCCTCCCGCCGGAGCTTCTCGATCTCCTTGCGGGCCGCCTCCGGGTCCCACTCCGTCTTGCCCTCCTGGGGCTCCTCGACGGTGGTCTCCTCCGACGCGGCGGACTCGTCTACGGCGCCGTCCTGAACAGGGGTCTCTTCGTTTTCGGGCATGGCTGATGCGCCCTCCTGGGGCAGAAGAAAGGCCGCCTCCTGGGCGGCCCGAGATGGGGGTTGGTCAGTGAGCGGCGGGCAGATGCCCGTGCTCAGCCAGCGCCCGCCGGAAGCGGGCTAGCTGGTCTCCGGAGTAAGGGGCGGCGTACTCCCGGTACAGCCGCTCCCACTCCTTGGCCTTGTCGGACAGCTCGAACCGCTGCCCGCGAAAAACCGGAACCGCCATGCAGTGGCAGTTGTCGTGCGCCTGGAAGCGGGCCGTGTCCTGCTCGTACACGGCGCCGCGGATGGCGAGCATCTTGCAGAACGCGCAGGCGCCCAAGGCGGCGGTGCGGGCCCAGCCGGTCGCCTCCCGGTCCCGGCGGACCGCCTCCACGACCGTCTCCCGGCCCGCGTCCGCCACGAGCTTCTGGACGACGCCCGCGGCCTTCTTCTCCGCCTGCGCCAGGCGGACGTCGACCGGCTGCGCCTGCGCCTCGGTGGCCTCGTCCTCGGGCCGCGGCCACAAGTCTTTCGTCGCCCAGCGGAGACTGCGCTCCGCCTTCTCCGGCGGCACCGTGTCCACCAGCGGCACCGAGAACCGGCCCGGCACCCGCGCCGCAGCCCGCTCCGCCTCGTACCAGTCAGCCGCCAACGAAACAGAAGCCGCCGCGTACTGGTCCACCACCGCCTGCACCGCGGCCAGCCAGTCCGGCACCGTCTGCCGCAACCGCTGCGGCAGGATGAGCCGCCGCAAGCCACGCACGTCCCGCAGTAGCAGCCTCGTCAAGCCGCGCTGCGCCCTCCGGTACCGGTCCGGGCGCTGCCCGCCGTCAGAAACCCTCGTCGCCACCGTCGGGCTCCTCCGCGGCGACGTCCGGGTCCTCCTCGACGTCCGCGCCGACCTGGCTCAGGCGCTCCAGCAGCCGGTCGCCCTGCGCCCTCCGGCGCTCCGCCACCACACGCTGCCGCTGCTCCTCCGACAGGCCGGCCATCTCCAGCACGACCTCGCCGTCCGCCGGGAGGATGCCGGCCTGGACGAGCTTCACGGCGGCGTCGGTCTGCTGGGCGACGGTCGGTGTCGCCGGATCCCGCCACACGCACTCGATGCGGCGGCTGCGCTCCGGCGGGACACCGTCCCGCACCCACAGCGCCAGCCGCATCACGTCCGACCACGCCCCACCGAAACGCCGGCACCTGCGTTCGGCGCGCTTCACCAGCTGCGCCTCGCTGCTGCGGATAGCGTCCGCCGAGGCCGGGTTGTCGGTGGTGTAGCCCAGGTAGTGCGGCGGCAGACCGAGCTGCGTCGCCATGATCCGCGCGTACAGGTCGATGATCTTCGTGTAGGTCTGCGGGTCGTGCGCCGCGAACTGGCCGACCGTCGGCACCTGGCCGTCCTCGTCCCGCTCCAGCGCCAGCACGCGGCCGATGTACGTCTCCCACGCGCTTTTCGTGTTGCCCTCCGCGTCCTGGAACGCGCTCTCGGAGGCGCCGAGGATGTACCGCTGCGGCGCCCCGTAGAACTCCGAGGCGACCTCCATGCCCATCAGCCGGCGACACGCCGCATCCGTGATGGACATGACCTCCGGCGTGATCTCGCTTCTCCCGACTCGGTCCGCGGTGCGCTGCCGGTTCGCCATCCGGATCACCGGCACCACACCGAGCCCGTGCTCGTCACGGTCCACGACATCCCAGCCCGAGCCCGACTCCACCGCGGTCACCGTCTGATCGGGCAGATACAGAGTCGCGAACTGCTCCCCGTCCTCCGCCGACAGCCGCAGCGCCGCCGTCGCCACCCGCGCCCGCGCATCCCAGAACAGCGTCATGTCCAAGGGGCTCTCTGCGGTGATCAGCGGCGGGCAGTCGCCCGTACCGCAGTCCCCCGAGCCGACCGCCAGGTACTCGCGGCCATACACCAGCGCATCCAGATGCGCGAGGCTCGACTCGTCGAACAGGTCGTTGGCCTCGGCGATCTCCCGCAGATCCTCCGGGTCCGCGCCATCAGCCCACCGGAAAGCCTCCAACTCCAGCCGCTGCTCCAGCGCCTCCACACCGATCCGCGGCCAGCCGATCACCGTATGCAGACCCTTGAGCTGCGGCGGAATCGAAATCCCGAGATCGCGAACGAGCTGCTCGCCGTTGAAGTACGCGTCCAGCAAATCCAGCCGCGTCCTCGCGCCCATCAGATCCGTGCGAAGCGCACCCAACAGATCCAGCTCGTCCGGCGACAACGACACCAACGGCAGCTCGGGAATCGTGGCAGTCATCGCAGCACCACCACCCTCCCGGCCCGGGACTTCCTCTTGCCCAGCCCCTTAGCCAGGGCGTCGACGCGGCACTGCCACGCCAGGACAGCCGCCACCGCGGCGTCGATCTTCCGTGGACTCTCCGGATGCTCCTTCGCGATCTGGATACCCGCCCGCGACTCCCGCCGGCGAGCGTTCAGAATGTGCCGGGTCAACACGCTCGACCCGTCATGCGACAACTCGCCGTCCACCACCGAGGAACGGAACTTCTCCAGGGCCCGCACGATCGCGTGCGCGCGGCCACCCGTCATCCACCACTCAATCGGATGCTGCACAGACGACTTCACCTTCAACCGGCGCCCGTGCGACGCCTCCCAGGCAGCCACGTGCGACTCCCACTTCGCCGGGTCGGCGTACATGCCCACCACCCGGTACGTGCGGAAAGCGTCCTCCACCGCGGCCAGCACCTCCGCCGTCGGCACCTGCCACTCCTGGCCGAAAGGGCCGTCCGGCTGCTCCCAGCAGCCGATCAGGAACAGGTGGCCATCCGACACGCGGCAGCCCACCAGCGCCGTCGCATCCGTGACACCCCGCGAGCGGCGCCGAGAACCGTCAAAGCCCAGCACGACCTCGTCCCGCTCGCCCACCACGACGTCCGGCCTCGCCACGCCCGCCCACTCCGGCTGGCTGATCCACGAATCCGAGGCGTGCGTGATCTGGTTCAAGAAGTCCGCGCGGGCCGTCTGCGGATCCGTCGACGGGTCCCAGATCGTCGCGACGAGGGTGTCCAGATCGACGTGGCCGCCGTTGCGGTCAGCCGAGTCCCCGTAGGTGTAGGTCAAGCCCGCCAGCAGAGACTCACGGTCGGCCATGTCCGTCTCCGGAGGCGCCTCGCGGTGGTCGTAGTACAGCCCGTCGTCCTTGGCGCGCCCCTCGCGGATCTTCGCCCAGAACGCGGCGGACTCCTCCGCCACGCTGCCCTCGCCCGGCGTGAACGCGTTCGGCGACTCGATCGTCGTGCCGCCGACCTTCGCCGCGTTGATCCGCATCGTCTCCGCCAGCCGCGGGCCACGGATCGACGGCACCCACTCCTCCGTCTGATCCAGCACCGCGAACACCGGCTTGTTGCCCTTCACCGTGCGCGCTGACGACGTGATCGGTTCGATCCGACCGCGCGGCAGGTTCACGAACGTGTCCAGCGGCTCCAGCCCCGGATAGGCGTCAAGCACCGGGCCCTGCAACATCTCCAGCAGCGGCGCCCACGTGTTCTTCGTCTGCATCTCCGAGACCGCGGCGATCTGCACCAACGGGGTGCGCACCTCGGACCACGGCTTGCCCACCGGCTGGCCGTCCGCGTCCCACCCGTCCGGCACCACCGGGCCCAGCGCCTCAGCGATGGCCAGCGCCCCGAGGAACGGAGACTTGCCCCAGCCACGGGGCCGGCTGATGACCCCACGCCTGAAGCGGCGCTTGCCGGTCCGCGGGTTGATCTCGTAGAAGCGGAGAACGAAGTCCTCCTGCTCCGGATACAGCACGAACGGCTCGTAGTCGCCGCGGTCGGGGGCCGCCAGCATCTCCGAGATCCAGTCGATGACCTCGAAGCCCAGTGTCGGCACCGCGCCAGGCTCCGGCGGCTTCCACGGCATGCTCAGCCCCCAGCCGCCTCGTCCGGGGTCGGCAACGCGTGCAGCACGCCGCGCCGCTCCCGTGCCGACCGGCCTACCTCCGGGCGCTTACCGTCCGCCTCATCCGCCTGCGCGAACTGCATCCTCAGCCGCGCACGGTCCTCGGGAGTCGCCCCGAACTTCGCCACCCGCAGACGCAGCTCGGGCGCCGCGGACACCTCGCCCGACCACAGGCGGGCGTGGATCAGAGCGGTGTCCAGCAGGAAGTCCCAGTCGGTGCTGCTGAAGTGTTCGGCCTGCGGAGAGCGTTTCCACATCTCCCACCAGGCCAGAGTCCGGTCGGGCCACTCGACCTCGACCAGTTCGCCCTCGACGCGCATCTTGAGCGCCGGCAGTTCGGGCGGCTCCGCGTGCTCGAAGCGGAGGATGGTCTGGTCGATCGGGTCCTTGTTGGTGCGGGCTCGGCGGTTGGGGTTCTTCGGCTGGGGTCCACGACCCGCCACAAGATCACCCCCGTAGCTGACTACACGTCAGGTCGATCGCGCGACCCTCAAGATCCATAGGCCCCAGACCCGTAGCCGAAGCCAGCGTGTATACGGCCCCGATGGCTGTGATCATGGGGTCAAGATCATCCCCCCAGGTGATCTTGATCGGGACGATCTTGAGGAAGATCACCGGGCTTGATCAACAGCCGTGTCCGGCCATCAAACAGCCAGCCGGCCAAACCACCCTCGCCGCACCGCACCAAGCACGCGTCGACCTCTCGCTTCGAGCCTTCGACCTTCGATCGAAGAAGAGCAACAAACGCTTCATCGACACCGCAACACACACGACCTCGCGGCATGCCCTCACCCATGCCCCATGCGGCACCCCGACCGGCAGCCCATCCCCTACCAGGTAGGGACACCCACAGGCCGGCACCATCCGGTGCCCCGATGGGCGATGCCCTATCGCCTGCGTCCTGGGTTGAGCCTGCTGCCCGTGGCCACTCCCGTGTTACGGATGTGGAGCCGCTGGCAGTAGCCCTTGGCGCGCGGACCCATGTACTTGGACAGCTGACGGGTGCACCGCTTCCAGTCACCCGGTGTCCCCCAGCGGATCTTGGCCGCGCCTGGTCCTGTGGACCAGTACCTGCGCAGCGTCTCGGCGCTGCCCCTGCTGGATCGTCCCTTGCGTGCCACTCGGATCACTCCTCGGGCTGCTGGTCCTGGTCGATACGGGCGATGGTGGCTCCGCTGTGGGCGGGCACGGCGATGCAGGGTCCGTGCTGGTCGACGAGTACGGCCCATCCGTGGGCGATGTCGAGGGTGAGGCGGTCGTCCTGGACCATCAGATCCTCGCCCTGCCCCTTCGGGTAGCGGATCAGGTAGGAGGGCATGGCGCGGGCCTTTCGTGGAGGGCTAGCTTTCGCCTACCGGGCTGGCGGGGCGGATCAGTTCGGATGCCCATACCGCGCCTGCGTCGAAGGTGTCCTCGTGGAGTTCGGGCGCTTCCTCGGTGCGGATCTTCTCGGCCGCTTCTTGAAGGACGGCATCAACGAGCGCGGTGGCTTCCTTGCGGGTCCACAGGAATCCGCCTTCGGCCATGCTCATCTGGGTGATGAGTTCTTCGTAGGCACTCTCGGGTTCAGGGACGCTGCCGAAGAGTCTCCCGAGGTCGTAGGTGAGGTTGCCCATGGCACGGGCCTTCCGTCAGAGGAGTCCGGGGTGCTGTTCGGGGGGTCGGCGCCGGCCGGGTTTGGTGCGGGGTGCTGCGTTGCCCTCGGCGCTGCTTTTGCGGCCGTGGCATTCGGCGCACACGCCTTGGAGCGCGGTTTCCCGGTGGTCGTCGGTCTTGGCCTTGATGTGGTCGCAGTGCGTGGACGGCCGCACACCGCACAGAACGCAGATCGGATCGCGCTCCAGCACGCGAGCACGGATCTTCTTCCAGCCCGGCGGCAGCCGGCGCACACGGTCCGAACCAGCCCAACCGCCGCTCACGGGCGCACCTCGCGCCCACGCGCAGCGAGACGCCCCCTCCTGCCCGGTGGCCGCGAATAGAGCGCGAACTCCAGGGCCGCCGCGCCAGGATCCTCACACTGCTGGCCGAGGCGACAACGCCCGTCCAACCAGTCCCACGCCTCGTTAGCGGATACAGCTCCAGCGCCCGTGATCTCGACCTTCTCCGACGGGGCGTCGGTCAGCGGCAACAGCAGAGCCGACGGGGAAACACCAAGCACGAACGCCAGAGCTACAAGGTCGTCGGTATCCACGCGCCGCTTACCGCGCTCGATCAGCGTGATGCCAGCAGACGAGACGGGGCGCCCGACCGCGGCCAGTCGAGAGGCCAACTGCCGCTGACTGAGGACTCGGGCCTTCCTCATTCGGCTCACATTGGCAGCCACCTGCCGTCCGGTCACATCAGTCTCGATGGCCTTCTTCGGCATGTTCACCTCCAGGGGTGGCGGAAGCCCCGGCCCCTGGATGCCGGGGCTTCCTTCCCGCCGGGATCAGCGGCGGGCGACTACAGGAGCGAATGGGTGGTGGCCGCCCCGTGCCCTCGAACGGGGCGGCCACCGGCGGGGCTCAACAGCCACGGGGGGAAGGGCCGGAGCGCCCGAGCTACGCGGCGCGGGGTGCGCGCTCGGGGAGTGGCGGGGGTTCGCCGGGGACGACCTCGCCGGTGTCCTCGTCGACAGTCCGGGGCGTCATCTCCATCACGTCGTAGCGGACGGTGCGGCCGGTGCCGTAGCGGGTGATGCGCCCCTCGGACGCCCACCGCCAGATCGTGCCGACAGGCCGGCCGGTGTAGTGGGCGGCGTCCTGGGCGGTGACGAGAGCAGGCAACGGCCACCACCTCCGGGCATGCAAAAGGGCCACCCGGTTCGGGCGGCCCTCAGAGCGCAATATGTCGATCTGAGCAGATCATGACTTCGGTCATAACCGTCTGTCAAGTTCAGCCCGCAGAACAGGCGTGTGGCCCCGCCGGGCTGGGGGCTTGGCGGGGCCACACGGGATCACGGTGCTGCGGGCTCGACACCCGCCGGAAGGGCCGCACGGCCCCGACTACAGTGGGCTCGGCTGCCCCTCCCGCTATCCCCGGGAGGGGCAGTTCCGTCAGCGTTCCAGCAGAGTCCAGTCGATGGGGCCGCGCTCCATGGCGGGGCGCCCGCACGAACGGATCCAGTACCAGTGGAACGGGGCCCGCTTCACACCCAGCTCCATGAGCGCCACGGCCCGGTGGTGGCCGTCACCGACGTACCAGTCCTGCGGGTACCGGTCGGAGACGCCGATCTGGATCGGCTCCAGCCGCCCGGTGCGGATCTTCTCCATCCACTCCTCGACGCCGGCCCAGTGCTTCGGCCGGGCCTTGAAGTAGCGGCGGGCGTCCCGCCAATCGCGGTGCTCGATCGGAGCCACCCGGCCCGCCTCCAGCAGGCGGACGTCCATGCGGCCAGTCCACGCGCTCACGCAGCCACCTCCTGCCGCGGCCACTCCACGACCATGGCGCAGTCAGAGATCGTCTTGCCTGCGGCCTCGTGGGCCTCGCGGTGCGCCCGGTCGTCCACCACGTCGCACACGAGCTGGCCGCCGCTGGTGAGGGTCCAACCGCTACGCGGGTCACCCCACTTCTCCGTGACGATGTCGATGACGCTCTGCACGGTGTCGCCGTGCGGCGTGCCGCCCTCGGTGGTCTCGGTGCCCCCGCACACGTCGCACACGGCGACGAAGCACATCTCGGTCCTGATCACTCGTCCTCCTCGGGTTCCCAGTCGGGGTTGTCGGCCACGTCGCAGGCGACGGAGCAGTAGAGGGCAGGGCTCGCCGGGCTCTCGATCACCGCGCCGGGCGCATCACAGTTCGCACAGTTCTCCACAGACGTCTCCTCCTCAGTGGTTGTTGGTGCGCCCGTCGGGTGACGGGCGGACTTTCATGCGGTGTACGTGGCGACCATGGCGTCGCTGGATGTGGCCGCCGCCTGCTCTTCGGAGGTGAGCAGCACCGGCAGGCCCTTGCGCTCCAGCACGGTGATGAGCGCCTCGGTGGCCTCCTCGACCGTGATGTCCCGCAGTTGCCGGTAGCCGCCGTACATCGCGGTCGCCGCGGTCGCGACCTTCTCGGGGGTGACTGCCGGCACGTGGCCGTCGCCCCACTCCCAAGCGATCAGCTCGTGGGCGGCGTGCCTGCATGCCTGCTGGCGTGCATCGCGAAGCCGCGCCTCGCGGCGGCGTCGGTTGTACTCCTCACGCTGCTGAGGGGTCCTGGACATCAAGCGTCTCCGTCCGTGGTGGTGTGAGCAGCGGATGTCAGCCGCTGCGCCAGTTCCGTTTCCTCGCGCTGCTCCTGCCGGGCCAGACACTGGGGGTTCGGGCACCCGGGCCCGCAGTCGACCCAATGGACATCGCTCTCCATGTCTCCTCCTACTGGTTGTTGGTGCGGGCCCACACGCCGCTGGTGTGGCTGGTCCGCAGGTCTTGGTGGACGGTGCCGGTGTAGTGGTGGTGCTGCTCGGCCGGCGCGGCGGCCACGGCCTCCCGGAAGCGCCGCACGACCCGGCTGACAGCGAGAGCGAGGGCCGGCGGCCCGGCGCAGATGGCGGCGACGACGTAGGGGTTCGCGTGGCCGGACGCCCACAGCAGGCCGGTGCCGGCGCCGCCTACGGCGAGCGTCAGCGCGCTGCCGCACAGCATCCGCACGCTGTCGTCGACGGCCTTCTGGCTCATGGGTGGCCGGCCGGGCTGCGGCACCGGCGGCGCCGGCCCGAACCGCGGCGGATCCGTCTCGTCGCGGAACGCGGTCGGGGGCTCCTCCGTCTGTGTGAGGGCTTCCTCGATGGCGGCGGCGAGCTTCCGGACCTCAGCGCGGTCGGTGGGCGCGGTCACCGCTGCTCCAGGGGGAAGTCCAGGCTGTCGAGGGTGCGCTTCGTGTTGATCTGCTCGATCAGGTCGTCCAGATCCAGGGAGACGGTGAGGGAGACAGGTGTCGACTCCTTGGCCTTGTAGCGCTGGAGACTGTTCCCCGGCACAAGGGTGGCCAGGTGGGCGTCGATCAGGTCGGCGGCGGCTTGCAGGGTGTTCTTCGCTTCCTCGGCGGTCGACGCGGTCCAGGTGTAGCGGGGCGGGTTGAACTCGTACCTCATGGTGTCTCCTTCAGGGTGGTCAGTTGCGGTCGGCTTCGGCGGTCCAGGTGTCCCGGCGCTGGACGAGTCGGCCTCCGAGGTAGGTGATGCCGCGGGCATTGAGGACGAGCGGGCTGAGCTTGGCGAGTTCGGTCATGCGCTCGGCGATCTCGTCGGCGAGCCGCTGCGCCCGTCGCTCCGCGAGACGAAGCTCCTCAGGGGTACCAGTGAACATTGATGCTCCTTTGGTCTAGTTTGTGATGATTGACAGTGCTGGGGGTGTCAGGGCGGGGTGTCAGAGGGGTGTCAGCTCGCGCGCGCACACGCGTTGACCTATAGAAACGGCGCCCTTGAGGGGGTCTGACACCCCGGCTGACATGTCAGAAGGTGTCAGCCGGGTGTCACCGCAGGTCAGACGGGTGTCAGCGGGGTGTCAGCGGCTCAGTGCGCCAGTAGAACCAGCCGGCCCTCGACGCCCTGCCGCCTTCCCAGACCGAGCCGTCGTCGATCGCGTCCAGTGCTGCTTCGTCGAGCAAGCAGGGGCAGCGGCCGGACGCCAGGGTGAACAGGTGCGGGTTGTTCAAGTCGTGCTCGTACCGGATGACTTCACGAGCGTCATCGGGAGATTCGGCAACGCCGACCGGCTCGCCCTTGTAGGTGATGAGGATGCTGGTCACGCGGCACCCGCCATCTCGGGGTACAGCAGCTTGTAGGTGCCGGCGGTGTCGGTCTCTTCGAGGTGGATGCCCTCGTCGGCGAGGTCGGTGAGCTGTCCGGAGATCCAGGCACGGGAGCGGCCGATGCGCCCTTCCTTGCCGTAGGGCTGGAAGTGCTTGGGCCCGACCTCGTCGAGGCCCTGCTCGCGGTACTCGGCGAGCATCGCCATCAGCTCAGCCAGGGCCTCGTCCTGCGACTTCTCCTTGACGGGCTGCGCCTTGGCGAACGACCACGTCTCCGTGGGCTTGGTGATCTCCTTGTCGGGGTCGATGCCGGAGAGGTCGTCGGCGCTTCCGTCGTCGCCGACACGGTCGTCGATTTCGCGGTTGATCTGGCGTTCCAGCAGTTCCTCGTCGTGCTGCTGCTTGGCCTCCTTGCTCATCACAACCTCCCGGGTGTCAGTGGTGTCAGTGCTGGTCAGCGGGGTGTCAGCGTCGTAGCGGGTGCGGTTCGCGTATGCCTCACCTGCGGCGGCGGCCGTGATCGGGTCGGCGGGGGTGCGGGGCGCGCGGGCAAGCACCGTGGCGATCTCGTCGTCGGTGGGCGGGTCGAAGGTGCGGGCCTTCATCGCGTACCGCTCCTCGTCGATGCCGGGCGCGACGAGGTAGTTGTAGCCGGGCTTGCGGTTCTCCCAAGCTTCGGGGCGGGCGCCGGCGTCGCGCACGTCGTCCGGGAGGGCCATGTCGGCGGTGGTGCCGCCCTTGACGCCGAAGCACATCACGCCTCCGAGCTGTTCCCGCACGTCAGTGGGCATGCTCGTGGCCGAGGGGCGCTGGAGGCTGATGATGACGGAGATCCCGGCGGAGCGGGCCTCCATGACGAGGCCCTCCATTTCGGTGCCCTCGCGGAAGAACTTTGCGGCTTCCTCGATCCACACGAGCATGTAGGGCATGCCGAGCTGCTGGAACGCTTCCGGGGTCCAGTTCTTGAATCCGGCGCGGCCCAGCGCATCGGCGCGGGCGGTGATGACCTGCCCCAGGGCGTCGATCATCGCCTCCCCGCCGGCGACGGTTGTCTCCACCCAGTCCAGGTAGGGCAGGAACGGGCCGAACGTCTGCGTCCCCTTCGACGGGTCGATGGCCCACACGATGCCGTCGTGCCTGGTCAGGAACTCGATGACGGCGAAGCTGATGCCCGCGGACTTCCCGGAGCCGTTCATCCCGGCCGCCAGGAAGTGCGTGGCGTTCCTCTTGGTCTTCTCGTCGAAGGGGAACCAGAACTGTTCCGGCTCGCCGTCCTCGTAACGGCCGACAACGACCGGCTCGGTGACCGAGCCGCCCAGGGACGTCGGCCCGGGCCAGGGGGCTTTCTCCGTCAGCATGTCCTTCGGCACGAAGACGAGTTCGCCCTGGGAGGCGTTGTCCGGGTCGCCGGCGATCCGGATCGAGTTGGGGGAAATCCCCAGCTCGGAGGCCATCTGGGTGAGTCGGTTACCGAGATCCGCGTTGGTGATCTCGCCCTTGGCGAGCTGGTAGGGAGCGGTGACGCGGTTCGGTTCGACCTTCGGCTCGCCGCGCAGCATCAGCTTCGCCTTGCCGAGGGACTTCTCCAGCACTCCGGTCTGGCCGGGCTGGTCGGCTCCGCTCTTGGCCTCCGGGTTGACGCGGAGGACCTTGCGCACGTTCCAGGAGGCGGCGACCACCGACCCGCCGATGGCCAGCCACGACAGTTGTGTGGCCCCCAGCGGGTCGGTGAACGAGGCGACGGTTAGGTAGCCGGTGGCCGCCGCGGTGGTGGCGGTGGCGTGCAGCCGGCGTGCTTCCTTGGTGTCTTTGCCCGCCCACCAGGTGGCGGCGGTCAGGGCGCCGGAAGCGAGGGTCATGCCCACCGCGGCGAGGGGCCGGTCGGCCCAGGCGAGGTGGGCAGCGACCGATGCGGGCACCTCGCCGGCGAGGGCCAGCCACGGCCGAGCATGGGGGCTCTTGAGAGCCCTCCACACGTCGTTCTTCGGGGTGTCAGCCACAGGAATCTCCAGGTGTCAGGACGGGTGTCGGCGAGGTGTCAGCCGGGTGTCACCGCAGGTCAGACGGGTGTCAGCGGTTGATGACTGCGGCGGCTACGAGATAGCCGAGGAACAGCACCCCGGCGATCATGAGGCCGTCGCCGATGAGGACGTAGAACCGGAGCCGGAGCCACACCGCGAAGACGAGCGCGACTCCGGCGACCGCGTAGATGTCGAGCACGTCACCGCCAGTGGAACGGCCGCTGCGGCTTCTGCTGCGCCCGCCCCTTGCCGATCTTCACCAGCTGGGCCTCGTACTCCCGCTCGAAAGCGCTGTACAGGGCCGCATACCACTTGGCGATCATCTTCTCGGCCTGCGCGATCCGCTTCAGCCAGCGCGTCACCCGCCGAGCCCGAGCCCGCGCACCCGCCATCGCCCCGTTCACGTCCGGGATGTTCTGGAGGCGGCCCTCCAGCATCTCCGCGTCCAGCGCCCGCTCCACAGCGCGCTTCCGGGCCCTCTTCCGCCCGTCCTCGCAGAACTTGTGGATGTCCTCGTTCGACAGGAAGTCGCTGCCCGGCGTCTTCTCCTCGGCCGCGGCAGGCTGGCCACCCCCCGTCTTCACGATGCTGATGTTGACGCTGCCGTGCAGCGACGGGTTCAGGGTCTTGTTCACGTGCTTCGGGGGCGGCGCCAGATGCGGCGGCATGGTCGTCTGCTGCTTCCCGTTGATGTACGGCTTGTCGGGCGCAGCCAGATGCAGCTTGGACATGTTGAGTCCTCTCGGTTAGGCGGTCTTCGACTGGTCGTGATACTGGGCGCGGGCCTTCGCGAGACGGCGGTCGCACGTGGCGCGCGAGAGGTGAGACAGGAGCGGCACGACATCCCGGTCGAGAGACACCGCGTCGGGTCCTCCCCGCTGTCTCATGAGATCGATCAGCTGTGAGACTTCACGCTCGATGTCGCCTATCGGGGAAACCTTCCCGGGGTCCGCCTTCGGCTTGGTCTCACGCGGCTTGGACTCCGCCGGCTTGGTCTCACGGGCGGTCTCACGGGCAGTCTCACGCCGCTTCGACGGCGCCTTGGATCGTGAGACCCCCGGTGAGACCTTGGTTCGCTTGCTGTGAGACCGGGTCTCAGTCGGGCCGGTCTCACACTCCGTCTCAGGCCGCCGAATTAGAAGATCCTCAGCTTCCTGGAGGAGCGTCTCGGCGGCGGTCTTGAACTGTGCGCGGGCGGCGGCGAGGAACTCGGCGAGCCAGAACTGGACGAACGGACCGAGGGCGTGAAGCACCGCGCCTCCGATGTCGCCGTCCTCGGCCGGCCCGTACACGCAGACCGTCACAGCCGCTGCGGCGGTGACAACACGGAGGGCGCCGCCCCAGAACCGGACACGCCGACCGTGCTCGGCCAGCGCCCCACCGATCTGGATCTCGACGATCAGACCGGCCTCCAGAGCCGGGTACAGGAACCAGCCCCACGGCTCCGGAGTGTTGTGCTGGGCGAGGACATCGTGCGCGTTGCCCGACCCGAACACGGTGATCACAGTTGAGATGGCGATCACCGCCACCGCCCAGCGGCGAGCGGTCGCCTGCACTGTCCTTGCGCGAGCCCGCAGAGCCCCCGCCTGGCGCAGCACCGCGTCCGTCGGCCACCGCTCGGGCCGCTCGGGCTCGGCAGCCGGCTCGGGCCGCTCCGGTTCGGGCCGCTCGGGCTCGGCAGCAACCGCAGGCTTCGCGGCGAGCGCCTCTATCGGCTGGAACTCGCCGAGAGTCGACAGGCTGCTCATCTGTTCGGTCCTCTCAACTGGATGTGACGCGCAGACGGCGCCGGACACGGATGCCTTGGAGGTCGTCGCGGGCGCGCTCGTTACGCGGTCCCGTTCCCGCACCGGACTCGCCGGGGTTTGTCGAGCCGAGGGGCTTCTCCGGCGGGCTGAGGATCTCCTCGCCCCGGGGAGTACGGTCGGGCCACCAACTCACTGGAAGCCTCCTCGCGGGAGTACGGGCTGGTCGATGTCGCGGTGCCGGACCCGGATGTCGACGCCACGGTCCTTCCGGACTCGCCGCGCTACCTCGACGGCGACGACGACTGAGCGATGCCGGCCGCCAGTGCAGCCCACAGCGACGCGGGTGGGGATGACGGCGGAGCCGACGAGGAAGGCGTTGACGGTACCGGCCAGGACATCGATCAGCGGGGGAATGCCGGGAGTGCGGATCACCGTGGCCCGCACCTCGTCGTCCAGCCCCGTCAACTCCCTCAGCGCCGGGTCGACGTGCGGGTCACGGAAGTGCCGGCGCAGGTCCACAACCGTCTCGGCGGGCGGGGCCGGAGCGTGAACGAACCCGAAGCTGATGATCTCGATCACCTGCCCCACCCCCGCGGTGCCGGCACCAGCAGAAGCCGGGCCACCGCCACGGCCAGACCAGCCGCGACAAGCCACGGCTGCTGCACCGACCACACCAAGGCGGCGACCACTGCGGGCACGAAGCCGGGCACCATCAGCGCCAGCAGACCGGCCAGCACCACGCTGACCCACGCAGCGGGACGCATCACAACACACCCCTTGCCGCGATCAGGGCGGCGACCGTGAGCGGGCTACCGGCCGCGAGGGTCAAGTTCACCGCCAGCTGGAGGCCGCGCATCTTCGCCACCGCGATCCGGGACAGGGCCACCACATGCTCGGCGGTCCGGTCCTGCTCCAGCTCGGCGGCCAGCTCGCCGGCCGACAGGGTGGCCCAGTGGGGGAACCCGGCCTGCTGCGCGGTGGTCGAGATCCGGGGCCGCACCACCAGCAGAAGCAGCGTGACCGACGCCAGCAGCATCAGCACCCCCACGCCGCCCACGATCCGGGCCGCGGTCGGCACCCACGGCTGGGCACCCACCGACCACAAGCCGGCCAGCGCCACACCGTCGAACGCCAACAGCAAGCTGGCCTTCGTGTCCGTGCGGGCAATCTCGCTCTTCACCTCGGACTTCGCATCCGACACGGCACCCATCACCGACCACCCGCCTCGGGCCGCGGCAGCGCACGGCACTTCTCCGCATGCTCCTGCGCCCAGCGGTGAACCGTGTCGAGACTGCCGGAGATGTACCGGCTGTTCCGGGTGAACGTCTGCGGGCAGCCGCCGCAGACGGCCTCGGGGCTCTCACCGGTATCGGTCACATCGACCGTCGCCCCGCCCACCGTCAGATAGCGGGCGATCACACCCTCCGGCCACACGCCCTCGGGCCGCGGCTCGGAGACAACCCCGGACGCGCTGTTCTTGACCAGGCGGCTCATGCCTCACCCCGGTTGCGCAGCTCATCCAACATCGCGTCGATCGTGTCGTGAACCGCCCTGACAGTGTTCGGCTCATCCGCACACTCCCTGGCGAGCCTCGCCTCGTCTCGCAGATACTCCCTGAGCTCGTCGCTCGTGTACCGCTCGAAACCAGTGCCGCTCACGCCGCCACCCCCTCGGAGGTGCCGAACAGCGCGATCGCGTGCAGCTCGTCGTACAGCGGCACCGAGTCGTCCGCGTTCGCCGCGTCGTACCGACGCGCCTCCGCCAGCAGCCGCAGCTCGTCCGACCAGACGCCCGACCGGAGCACCTGCATGTACTCCGTCACCAGCTCGGCCCGGAACGCCGCGTTCGCGTCCGCCACCGACGTGCGAGCCCGACGCGCCGCCGCCAGATCCGACACCGACGCGGCATCGCCGTCCGACAGGGAGCTGGGGTCGGGGGCGGGGTTCGAGTTGAACGGTGTGACGTTACTGTTCATGTTGGGTCCCTCCATGCGGGATCAAGGCCCCGGTCAGAGCTGCTACCTCCGGCCGGGGCCGCCTTCGTTTTCAGGCGGCGGTGTTGAGAGCAGGTTCGACGACCGGGCCCCGGCGGAGCCGGTCCGCGATGACGTGTTCCGGGATGCGGATCTCGCTGCCGCGCTTCCGGCTGCCTTCGATGGGCTCCGGGCCGTACCGGACGACAGTGAGCTCTCCGGAGTCGATCCACCGGTAGAGCGTCGAGACGTGCACGCCGAGCGCCGTTGCTGCCTCCTTGACGGAGATCGTCGGCATTCTCTTGGGAAGCGCCACGGGTTCCTCCAATCTCTTCGTCGAGCTTTCGCAACTTGATTGCTTTTCGTGAAAGCTAGCACGGTTCGCGGCTCGGGAGGAAGGGGGCACCTAATCGCTAGTCTTGAAGAGCAGCTAGATTCACTCGTCGGTAGCAGCGAGGAGGCCCGCGTGAGCAGCGGAAACTGGGTCAGCGTCTCGACCCCGTACATCACCCCAACTGGCCGAAACTCAACTGATGCCTGGAGTGCCGAAGCGGCGGCACACGGCCACCGAGGCGGAAACCGGGTTCTCTACGCAGGGCCAGCACCAGCGCCATCGTTCGTTTCCCGATCTTTCAGCCTGCCCGGCGGCAGCGAAGTGATCGCCCGTCAGCGCGTGGTCCTGCTCGACGATGAGCCGATTGAGATCGCGACCTCCTACTACCCGATGGAGATCGCATCGGGCACCGCTTTGGCCGCCCCCGGCAAGATCAAGGGTGGCGCGATTCGCCTGCTGGCGGATCTCGGGCACACGGCAGTCCGCGTGGTCGAGGAAGTCACCTCCCGCCAGCCCACCGCCGAGGAACGCAGCACCCTTCGGGTCTCCGAGAGTGAATCCGTGCTGGTCGTTGAACGCGTCAGCATCAACGCCGATGGAGCACCCTTCCAAGCCGAGGTCATGGCCGCACCGGCCAAGATCAGGCGCCTCCGCTACGAAATGGACGTGTGACGTGCCAAGGATTCCGGGCCGGGACCCGGGTGAAGCCCTCGACCCCCGCCCTCTGCATGAGCGCATCGCCACCGACTTGCGACGCGAGATCCTCGCCGGCGACCTTCCCGCTGGCGGGAAGCTGCCATCCACTGAGCAGCTGAAGAAGCGCTTCGGGGCCGCCAGCGCCAGCGTGCAGAAGGCCGTCCGCATGCTGAAGGACGAGGGCCTCGTCCATGGGCGGCCTGGCGCCTCGGTGACGGTGTTGGAGTCACGACGGGACACGATGCGCCCGGCTGCCTACTCGAAGCCTGCCGAGGGCGGCCAGTCCTACCGATGGCTGACCGAAGCCAAGCGCCAGGGCAGGCAAGCCAGCATCGAACTGCTCGATGTCGACGAGGTCCGCCCCCCGCGAGATGTCGCCGACGCGATGGGGCTGGGCGACGGTGAGCAAGCCTTGCTCCGCATGCAGTTGCTCAGCTTCGATCCCGACCCGTGTGAGCTGGTGAAGTCCTACTACCCCCTGGAGTTGGCCCGGGGGACAGCGATGATGAAAAAGCGGAAGATCAAGGGCGGCACTCCGACCTTGCTCGCCGAGCTTGGCTACCCGCCGAGGCGAACGGTGGACACCGTCTCGGCGGAAGAGCCGACACACGAGGAGTACGAGGCGCTGCTGCTGCCTCGCCAGGTGCCGGTACTGCGGACACTGCGTGTCGTGTTCAGCGACGACGACCGCGTGATCGAGGCGACCGTCATGGCAAAGGCTGGCCATCTCTACGCACTGCAATACGAGTTCTGACCTGCACCTCCACCGCGCCCCGCCTCATCCGAGACGGGGCGCTTTTGCATCTGTCGCAGCATCCGCACTTCCAACCATTCACAGATAGCGATACGGTTGCTGTCAGTGGCGGGCCATGCACGCCAGGAACTAGCTGCACCCCTGCCTGCTTGCCCCGCAGTCAGCAAAAAGGCCGGGTGGTCGCCACCACCCGGCCGAAGATCGAAGCGGGTCGCCACCCGCTGATCAAGAACCTCTCATCGCCAGAATCGAGGTACAGGATGACTGTAGCAATCCCCTCCCCCAGCGGCGAGCGTCTCGTTCCTGCCAGCGTGCGCGGTCAGATCGTGCACGTGAGCTGCCCCGACTGGTGTGTCGTCGATCACGCTGCGGCGGATGAGCACCACCTGGAGGACGTGTCGCATCTCGGGAAGCAGCTGTCGATGACCGCGCCGGTCGGCTTGACCGGCAGCGAGGATGTTCTTGTCGCTCACGTCTCGCAGTGGCCGTTCAGCGGCGAGACGCACCCATATCTGGCGCTCGACGCCACCGGCTGTGGCGAGTTCTCCGAGCTGACGAAAGTCCAGGCGCTCGCGTTCGCGGATCAGCTCGTTGCGCACGCCGCCCAGCTCAGGGCCCTCGCCGCGAGCATCACCGACTGACTGTCCGTATCGTTCACCGTGCCTTCGAGCGTTGATGGTGCACCGGCCCCGACCACTTCGGAGACTGCGGAGGAGTCCCCGCGTGAAAACTGGAAAGAAGCTCTCACCGAAGTCACAGGCAGCATGGGACACGTTTCGAGCGCGACTTGAGGAACTGGGCGCGACCCTGGTCGAGCCTGAATGGCTCGGGGCGACCGTCGGACATAAGGTGACGTGCTCCGCTGGTCACACCGGCTACCCCGTTCCACATACGCTCCGGCCCGGCCGAAGCAGGGTCTGCCTTGAGTGCCCGCTGCCTGCATTCATCGCGGCCGGGGAGAAGTTCCGGGCACGGGTTGAGGAGCTGGGCGGGGCGGTCCTCGACACAGAATGGCGCGGGAGCCGGCACAAGTATGCCGTGAGGTGCTCGGAGGGCCATGTGACCCGAATCTGGCCTATCGGGCTCCATCAGGGTCGAGGCATCTGCCGCGTATGCAGTTTCCGCACGCGCAGTTGCTCTCCCCCTGAGGAGGCGTGGGAGAGATTTAAGGCCCAGGTCGAGCGGCTGGGCGGGGTCGTCCTGGAGGGGGCCTGGAAAGGGAAGGACGAACCGCATGCATGTCTGTGCTCCAAGGGGCACAAGTGCACGCCTCGCCCTGGGCATGTGAACAGGGGGGTCGGCATGTGCCGCACGTGCGCTGGTTCGGATCCCCATGTCGCCGAGGCGGCCTTCCGTGCTCGTGTGGCAGAGCTTGGTGGCGACGTCCTAGAGCCGATATGGCTTGGCAGCGGCAAGCCTCATCGGGTCCTCTGTTCCGAGGGCCACGAGTGCACCCCTACGCCGAGTGCCGTGCAGCGAGGGGGCGGCATCTGTCGCATGTGCGCTGGCAAGCGATGGGACGTGTTCTATGTCGTCACTGACAAGGACGCCAACACAGTCAAGTTTGGGGTCACCTCCGGCGATCCACGTCCTCGGCTCAAGAACCATGCCCGTGACGGCTTCAACACCATCGTTCGTCTGATCAAGGGGTTACCAGGCGACCAGGCCCCGCGATTGGAACGAGCAGTGCTTGGCGCGCTGCGAGACGCGCGGGAGGCGCCAATACGTGGTCGCGAATACTTCCCGGGACGGGCCCTGGGGCTGGTCCTTGACGTGGTTGACGGATGGACGGCGTCGCCTGCTCCAGTCAAAGAGCCGGAACAGCTCGGCCTCGACATTGCCGCATAGCGTTGGTGGCGCATGCCGCGGTGATCCGTTCGCTGGCGGAGCGACTGTCCGCCTGAGCCGTTGGACGCCGCCCTACCTCCCCTGAACGTTTAGGGGAGGTAGGGCGACCTGGCGTCGGCACACGCCACAAGACCCCCGACCGCGAGTCACAGTCGGGGGTCTTGTGGCGTGCTTCGAACGATGTTGACGAGGGTGACGCGCTTGGCGTGGTCACAGACGAGCAGTACGGCCTTGTGGGTGCCGAGCGGAGCGGATCGCATACGGACGGGGCCCGGAACGTTGAGGCCGAAGCCCTCGGTAGCCAAGTCGGGATCGATTTCGAGATCAGAAAGTAGGTTGAAGAAGCGGAACTGTTCCTCGCGGGGCAGCTTGAAGATGAGGTCCAGGGCGTGCTGGCCGCGTTCGAAGTGCCAGGTCACGCCGCGTCGTGTCCTTGCTGCTGCCTCATCTGACGCTCCCATTCGTTCCAGGCCGCTCGCGATTCGGGTGTCTCACGGTAGTCGGCCGGGAGCTGCCCGTCATGTTGTTCGGCGTATTCGCGGAGCTGCTCGGCTTGAGCCTGGGCGTTCCGGGTCTCTTCGGCAACGCGCTGCCACTGCTGGAGCACGTCAGGGAGCTGGTCGAGGGTGGTGAGGTTCACGTCTCGCCAGAAGCGCTGTCGCTGGTCCGGGTGTGGGAGGGCGTGGGCGATGGTGTCGATGGTCCACGGCTGGTCGCTCATGCCGGCCCCTTGGTACTTAGTGATTTAGACGTTAAGGAAACTTGTTTGTATCTACTAAATCTTGTGTCTCTGCGACATGAGGTTAGCGCGGCCTAGGCCATGGTGCATGGGTGTGGGTACATCCGTCGAAGGCCCCCACCGTCCCGGACGGTGGGGGCCTTCGCCTGTGTGTTCACTCGGTGCCGCTCATGCCGCCGCTCTCTCCGCGAGTGGCAGCTGGCGCAACTCGGCCCACCCGTACTGCTGGCCGCAGGTGCAGCGGCGGCCGGGGGTGTCGAGGGTGATCCGCATGGTGGCGCCGCATTCGCAGGTGACGGTGACGCGGCGGGCGGGGGGTTCGCCGGACACCTGGTTGCGGCAGGCGGCGACGAGGTCGCGCACTTCGGTGTACAGCTCGCGGAACGCGGGGTGGTGTTCGGCCGCCCATGTCAGGAGGCCGCGGTGGCGGAGCCGGTCGACGGCCTGGTTGAGCTGCTGTTGCAAGTCGCCCTGCCAGCGGGGGTGCCGCCAGCCGAGGTGCTCGTGGATGTCGACAAGCCAGGTCTGGAGGATGGTGACCACTCCCCCGCGGGCGGACAAGGAGAGGGGCTCCAGCCGTATGGGGAGGGGGGCGGTGCGGCTGCCGGTGACGCGGTTGGTGTCGCGGAGGGTGCCGGGCTGCATCACGGTGGCGAGGCGGGCGTAGAGCCCGGTGGGGCCGGCGAGGGAGTGCAGTAGCTGGTCGAGGCGGCGGACGCAGGCTCCGCACGCCTGGTGGCCCTGTTCGGTGTGCCAGAGGGGCTGCTGGCAGACGGTGCAGGTCTCGTCGCTCATGAGGTGCTCCTGTCGTGCTGGTTGCCGGTTAGTGCTTGCGGCGCCACCACCGGCGGCGGTGGCTGCGGTCCGCGGTGGTGCGGGTTCGGTTGTCGTCGAGGAGCCGCTGGAAGTCGTGGGCGGTCTCGTGGTGGAGGGCGCGCAGGTTCGCGGCGGCGTCCCACGGCCGCAGGTGCTGGCTGGGCGGGGCCTCCAGGACGGTGAGGGCCTGTTGGAGGCCGCGCTCGTAGCCGGCCGTGTAGTAGTGGCCCGGGCTGCCGACGGCGTCGTACTCGTAGCCGTCCTCCGTGACGCCCGCCTGCCTGTGGTCGAGGAGGTCGAGGAGGGTGCGCAGGTCGTGGCGGGCCGCGGCGAGCTGGGCGCCCGGCTGGGTGGTGCCGTTCACGCCGCGGCCTGCTGCCGGGTCCAGGGTAGGGCGAGGCCGTCGCCGGCGCGGCGGGGGACGAGGTGCAGGTGGAGGTGGAACACGGTCTGCGTGGCTGCCGGGCCCACGCTGGTGATGAGGTTCAGGTCCGCTCCGACTTCGGCGGCGAGCTCGGCCGCACGGGTCATGGTCGCCCCCGTGACTGCCGGGTTTTCGGTGGCGTCGGCAACGTGACGGCGCGGGATTACGAGCGTGTGCCCCTCGGTAACGCCACCCCTCGGCAGGATGGCGAGGGCGTCGGGCCATTCCCGGATGACGGTGGCCGGGGCCCGGCCGGCGGCGATCTCACAGAACGGGCATGCGGTCACGGCTGCTCCTCGATGGCGCGGATGGTGGCGCAGGGCCAGTTCTGGCTGTCGTGGGTGCAGTAGGCGGTGTCGCCGCCGGTGTCGGGGTTGAAGCGGACGACGCCGCTCGCGGTGATGCTGTCGACGTGGAGCCCCCGCACGGCGGCGAGTTGGTTCTCCAGGGCGACAGCGATGCGGCGGGCTTGGTCGCGTTCGGCGCGGAGGCGAGCGGTCTCGACGCTCGGCGTGTGGTGGGTCATGCGGCTGTCTCCTTGCTGGGTGGTGTGTGAGGGTGGGGGTGGGCCCGCCCCGGTAGCGTCGGGGCGGGCTGCTTGCTGGTCATGCGGCGGTTTTCAGGGATGGTTCGGGCGGCAGGTCGAGGAGGGAGAGCTGCCGGGGTGCGGCCAGGCCCTTTCCGATGGCGTTGAGGACCCGCTGTCGCCAGGCGAGGGCCCAGTCGGGGCAGTTGGCGCAGTTTTTGTGTCGGGTTTCGTGGCCGGGCAGCGGGGCGTTGCGTCGGCCGTCGACTGACCAGGCCATGGAGTCGGCGGAGTACAGGCTCGGCCCGTAGTCGCTGAGGCCCTGTGTTTTGACGCCGAAGCCGTGCAGTTGCAGACCGCGACTGTGGAGAGTGGCGACGATTTCGTTGATCTCGCTGGTGGCTTGGCGTCGGCACACGGAGCCGAGGCCGACTATCGGCTCGGTTGCCAGGTCGATGCCTGCGTCGGCGTACATGGTCAGGCAGTCGAGGTAGTGCTGGAGTGTCCAGCCCTGGAGTACCGGCATCCACGGCACGTCAGGCGCCAGGCGGCGGAGTTCGATGAGGTTGTCGACGGTGCGCTGCTGGTGGAAGCGGACCGCGGTGTCGAGGTCCTGCTCGGGTTCGTCGTCGGTGAGTCCGCGGGCTTCGCGTGTGCCGTGGAAGCGGGCGGCGTTGCCGGGCGCGAGGTGCCGGTGGCGTCCGTAGATGACCCACGGTTCGCACATCCAGTCCTGTGGCGCCACGAAGTCGGGATCACCGACTCCGGTGATGATCCGGCGGACGTCTGCGACGTACTCGGGTGCGGTGGTGCGCCAGCGACCGTGGTCTTTGAGTTCGGTGAAGCCGCCGGAGTCCATCGCCCAGTGGCCGACAGCCTTGGGGAAGGTCTTGTAGCCGGTGAGGCGGTTGCGGGAGATGAACAGCGGCACGTTGGCGAATTGGGGCAGGCGGAGCCAGTGCGGTTGGTGCGTGCCGAGGTAGAACACAGGCCCGTTCATGCGGCTGTCTCCTTGGGTGTGGTCGTGGCAGGGCCTGTGCGGGCGTGTGGCGGCCTTTCAGGCGCCGGGCGGACTCGGGGACCGGGGGCAGGTTGCGGGGCGCTGTGGCGGGCGTGTGGCGGCTCGATGTCGGCGGGGGTGAGAAGCCCCTGGGCCATGGCCACCGCCACCAGGTGCGCCCGGGACAGCGCCCCCACCGACCGGGCCGCCTGATTCAGACGCAGATGGATGCCAGTCGCCGTGGTGCCGAGCCGGTGGGCTATCTGCTCTGCCGTCAGCCCGTTCGCTGCCAGACGCAGCGCCGCCAGCTGGCCGGGGCTGAGGCGGCCGTCGAGGATTCGAGGCATGTGGTCTCCTTGGTGTGGGCCGGTCCCGCCTGATTGCCGCAGGCGGGACCGGCTTCCGTGTGTCACGCGGCGAGCAGCGTCGTGGGTGCCGCGGTCGTGATGCCGGTGGCGGCGGTGAGGGAGCCGCGGGCGGCGATGCCCGACCCGGGCCGCACCGGGCCCGCCGGACAGCGGGGGCAGGCATCCGCGTAGTGCGGGTTCGGGTCCGTCATGCCGCCGCCTCCTGGCTGGTGGTGGCCGCCGGGGAGGCCCACGAGACGCCGGCCATGTCAACGAAACGGGAGTAGTGGGGCTGGGCAGCGACGGTGATCGTGGCCCGGGGGCCGCCGCGGTGCTTGTCGACGATCAGGTCGGCTTCGCCGGCGCGGGGCGACTCGGCCTCGTACATGTCGGGCCGGTGCAGCAGGATCACCATGTCGGCGTCCTGCTCGATCGCGCCGGACTCGCGCAGGTCGGCGAGAGTGGGGGTCTTGTCGGTGCGCTGGAGGCTGGCCCGGTTGAGCTGGCACAGGACCACGACGACGATGCCGAACTCCTTGGCCATCAGCTTCAGGGCGCGGGACATCGCGGCGACGGCGACCTGCCGGGACTCGGCCCTGGGGGCTTCCATCAGCTGGAGGTAGTCGACGACGACCATGCGGAGGCCCTGGGTGCGGACCATGGTGCGGACCTGGTTGCGCAGCGAGGGGATGGAGACGCCGGGGGTGGCGTCGATCCACAGCGGCGCGGTGGCGATCTTCTCGCGGGCGTTGGTGAGTTTCCGCACGTCGGCGGCGTCGCACTTGCCGCTGGCCAGGTGGTGCTGGGCGACGCTGCTTTCGGCGGCGACGATCAGGTCGGTGATCTCGTCGTCGCCCATTTCGAGGGTCTTGAACAGCGTCGGCAGGCCGCCCTTGATGGCGGCGGCCCGTGCGAGGCCGGTGCCGAAGAGGGTCTTGCCGACGCCGGGGCGGGCGCCGACGACGACCATGCGGCCAGGGCGCAGGCCGCCGCTGGTGAGCGCGTCGAAGTCGGCGAAACCGGTGGGGATGCGGTCGCCGGGATCCGGGGGTGTGACGGCGCGTTCGAGGGCGTCGTCGACGAGTTCGCCGACCTTCTTCGCGCCGGCGGTCTCGCTGCCCGCGCGGAGGATGTTGTCGAAGGCGGCTTGGAGGGCGGCGAGGTCGGCGTTCTCGTCGAACGCGGCGTTCATGCCGGCCTGCTGGACGCGGATCCCGAAGTCGACGAGGCGGCTCGCGACGGCCTTCTGGGCGACCTGCTCGGCGTAGTAGCCGGCGGAGGCGGGCATCGCCTCCCCGTACAGCATCTGCAACTCGCCCAGGTCGAACGGCACGCCGGGGATGCGGCCCTCGGCGCGCATCTTCAGCAGCCGCTTGTGCACGGCGTGCGGGGCGATGGTGCCCTGGATGTCTTCGCGGAGTTCGTTGATCGCGTACCAGACCTGGGCGTAGCGCGGGTCGGAGAAGTCGACGGGGTCGATGACGCCGTCGAGTTCGTCGATCAGTTCGGGGCGTTCCATGAGTGACGCGGCGACGGTGCGTTCCGCCTCCAGGTCGCGGGGCCTGGTCCACACGGTCTGGTCGTCGGGGGCCGGTTCGGTCAGTTCGTCGGTCCACAGGTCGGTCATGCGGCACCTGCCAGGCGGCGGTCGGCGCCGCGCATCAGGTGGATGCCGCCGCGGCACATCTCGGCGAGGCGGGAGGCGACCCTGTCGCCGACGATGTCGGCGAGCTTGGCGGGCAGCACGTCGCAGGTGATGAGCACGGGGAGCTGGCTGGTGTACCGCTCGTCGAAGATTTCGTACAGGCGTTCCTGGGTCCATCCGGTGGGGCTGACGCGGGCGGCGGCGAGGTCGTCGAGGTACAGCAGGCCGCAGGTCTGGGCGGCGTGGGTGACGGCCCGCGGGTTGTCGCCTTCGGGGCGGAGGGCGTCGAAGAGCTGCGTGGACCGCCACGTCTGGACGGTCGGGCTGCCGGGACGCCCGTGGCGGTACTGGCGGTCGAGCCAGCGGCGGGCGGTGTGCCAGGCGGTGTGGGTCTTGCCGACGCCGATGTTGCCGGTGAGGAACAGGCTGGCGGGGGCGCCGGGGGTGCCGTCGGCCCAGTCGGCGGCGGCTTGCGGCAGGTCGATGGTTTCGCGGTAGAGGGCGGGGATGCGGTCGTCGAAGCGGGCCAGGGCGTGGCGGCGGCGTTCGTCGATCCACATCTGCTGGGGGGTGGGTTCGTCACCCGAAACGGAGAGCATTCTGCAACTCCTCCTCGGTCATGTTGTCGATGTTCTTGGCGGGCTGGGGCCCGGTGGGCTGCTTCTTGCGCCGCTCGGTCATCGCTTGGCGGCGGAGGGTTTCGTACTTGGCGCGGAGCTTGGCGGGGCTGAGGATGTGCGCCTGCCAGAAGTCGTTGGCGTGGGCCCAGTCGATGGCGGCGATGGCCTGGTCGGGGGTGATCCCGTCTTTGTCGAGCAGGAGCCGGGTGTCGTTGCGCCACTTCTTGGTGACGGTGGGGCGTCGGCTGCCGCCGGCTTCGATGGCTGTGGCGAGGTGCTTGCAGACGCGTTCGACGTCGTGGCGGGGTGGTGTGTCGGGCTCCGCAGGAGTTCGACTGTTCTTTTCTTTAACTTCTGTCTCTGTCTCTGTCTCTGCTTCGGTTTTGCTTCGGTTTTGCTTCACCAAATGCGAAGCACTTGCTTCGTCGTTTGCTTCGGCGGCGGAAGCGGCGCGGCGGGCTTCGCCGGATCGCTTGCCGCCCCTGCGACCTGCGGCTGCGCGCTTTGCGCGGAGGTCTGCGACTTCGGAAGCGGAACGCTGGTGTTCGGTGTAGTCGTGGATGACGTAGGTGTCGGGGGCTGCTTGGGGGCACCGCGGGCAGTCGTGTTCGCCGTCGTGCCACAAGCCGACGCGCAGCAACGCTGAAGCACTTGCTTCGGGGTTGCTTCCGTCCGTCAGGCGAGGGACGAGACGCTTCGGAATCACGCCGTCGGTCAGCTGGCGGGAGGAGTAGGCGAGCCCGCAGATGTAGAGCCAGCCGGCTTCCCCTCCCGCTTCGATGATCTTCGGGTGGTCCGGCAGCCCGTCGTGCACCTTCACATAGGTGCGCTTGTCCTTCTCGGCCATCGGGAACGTCCTTCGGCTTGTGGCGGTTGCTGCTATGCGGCGGTGCGGGTGGGGTCGAGGTCGAGTCGCTGGCGGGGGGTGAGGCCGCCGGCGATGCCGTGGCGGCGGTCGATGGCGAGTCCGGCTTCGACGTGGAGGGTGTGCGCCAGGCACTGCTCGCGGACGTAGCACCGGTTGGTGCAGATCCATGCGGCCAGTTCGGCGTCGTCTCTGGACTGGCCGGTGGTGCCGGGCGGGAAGAACAGGTCGGGGTCGGCGGTGCAGGCGGCGCGGGCCTGCCAGTCGTAGATGCTCACGCCGCCTCCCGCCTGGCTGGCGTGGTCTGCTGTTCGGCGCAGACTTTGTGCATGGGTCGGCCGGTGTCGGGGTCGCGGAGCATGGCGGGCTGGCCGCACAGCACGCAGGGGGTGGCGTCCTTGTAGTCGCGGACTGCGGCGCGGCGCCACCGCTCGGTCTCGGGGTTGCTGCTGTGCGGGTATTCGCCGCCGCCGTCGCTGCTGGCGGTTTGGGGCGGGAGCGGGGGCCCGGGGTGGTGGGGGCAGCGGTAGCCGTTGCGGTAGCGGCGCACGGAGCGGGTGGCGCCGCAGTACCGCCGCTGGCTGGCGTCCCAGTGGCCGCACGGGGGCGGCTGTTTCTCGGTCACGCCGCCTCCTGGAGGCGGGTGCGGGGCTGGCCGGGGACGCGGTGTCCGCGGAGTTGGGCGCGGACGTACTCGGGGGTGACGCCGACGCGTGCGGCGATCTCGTGGGTGGGGATGCCGAACCGGGCGAGGTGCTGAATGTCGGCGGCGCGGGCCGCGGCGAGCTGGGGCGCCGTGAGCGGCTTGTCGGTGGCATCGACGTGGTCGGGCGCGTCGGGGTCGTCGAGGCCGCCCATGTCCTCCCACCAGGTGGGGTCGGGCCAGCCGCTCTTACGTGCCCGGTAGCGGGCCTTGGCACTGGTCCCGGCGACGCCGGCCAGGGTGTCGTAGGCGGTGCGGATGCCGTGAGCTACCCGGGGCCGCACCCGGACCCAGCGCGCTGCGGCCAGGACAGGGATGGAGCTGACATCGACCTTGGCGAGGTCGGCGATGGTCTCCGGGCCGTGCCCTGCCGCGTAGAGGGCGCGGACGCGGCGCACCGTGCGGTAGGCGGGCTGCCAGGCGGCGTCGTCGAACGTGTGCGGTTCCACGGCCAGCAGCCGGCGGGCGTTGGCTAGTTGAGTAGAGGACACTTTGCCGCGGACGAGGTAGCTGACTGTGGTTTGGGCGACGCCCGCTTGGCGGGCGATGGTCTGCTGGCTCATGCCGCTGTCGAGCAACTTCGTCAGGTGCGGCATGAGCTGGTCGCGCGGGACGAGGCTGCTGCCGCCGTGGAGGCGGATGAGGGCGCGGCGGGTTTGGGCGTGGCGGCGTCCGCGGAGGCAGGTGTCGCATTTGCAGGCGGGTCGGGTTTTGCTGCCCTTGTAGCGGCCTTCGCTTCCGTGTGGCGGCATGGGGCGAGCGGTCATGTCGGGTTCTCCTTTCTGGGTCTATGCGGTGCCGATCCACGTTTTGCAGATGGATTTGTGGACGGTGGTGCGCTTGGAGGGGCCGTAGCTGTGGAGGCGTATGACGCCGCGGCGGGCATTGGCGGCGAAGCGGGGGCCCCACTGGGAGGGGTGGTCGGGTTCGTCGACGAGGCCCTCGGCGATGAGGTCGGCGGCCTGGAAGGGGATGCGGCGGCGGGCCATGAGGCGTATCGCGGCGTCGCAGGCGTCGGCCCACGTGGGCGCGGTGGCCTGGGCCGCCGATGCCATGCCGGCGGTCTTGGCCCGCTCCCCCGCCGCCGGGTTCACGGTGCCGGGGACGGCGACATCGAGCTGAAGCTGTGCGGTCATCGGTAACCACCGGCCCAGATGGCGTTGTGTCCGGCGAAGTAGTCGGCCACCTTCTCGGCGAGGCCGGGTGCCGCCTGGATCTCGGTCTCGGGCTGGGTCCAGTCGGCCATCTCTGCGAGGTCGCGGGCGGCGTCGATGGCGTCGGCGGTGCATTCGGTGCGGGCGATGCGCCGGCCTTCGTGGTGGCCGAGGCATACCGGGTAGGTGCCGATGCCGTAGTCGCGGTGCGGGTGCTTGTAGACCCTGAGTCCGGGGACGGGCTCGATGGCGTCCACGGTGTGGTGCTGGCCGTCGATGATGGCTACGTGCTCCATGCCGTTCCTCCTGGTGTCAGTGCGGTTGGTGGGGGCCGCCCCTGTGTCGGGCAGGGGCGGCCCGATGGGGGTGGATCAGGTGTTCTTGAGGGCTCGGCCGCGGGCCTTGATGAGGTCGCCGAGGGAGCTGGGCTCGCCGTCGTGCAGGGTCGGGGTGGCCAGCAGGCCGCGGTCTTCGACCTCGCGGTACAGGGCGAGCAGCCCGTCGTAGGTGGCGTCCGTGGCGTTGGCCCGGTCGATGTACGAGGTCGGGTCGACCGTCTCGGCGCCGTCGTTGAGCCACGCCAGCAGCTCCTTCGCGAGCTGCTGGCCGTCGGGCTTCTCCAGCACCCGGTTGTGGAGGGCGGGGCAGCGGGACTTCAGCACGGTCAGCGTGTTGGTGATGTCCATCTGGCCGACGACGTCGAACTCGTACTCGATGCCCTTGCGCTGCTCGGCGCGGGTGCCGACCGCGACTGGCTCCTGGCGTCCGCGGTCGTTCTGCTGGAGGACCCACTCGGTGTGGGAGCGCATCGTGGCGATGACGTGCCCCGGGTAGGCGAGGAGAGCGTCGACCATCTCGTTCTGCATCGGCGTGCCCTCCTTCCAGCCGCCGAAGGAGTTGCCGCCGTACCGCTGCTTGGCCCGGTCGACCTGGTCGAGGGTGCCGTCGGTGCCTTTCCAGAAGTGGGTGAGGGAGTCGATGAGGACGGTGCCGTAGCCGGCCTGCGCGGCGGCGGCCAGCGCCTTGACGAGGTCGCGGGGGTCGTACTTCGACATCTGGAGGACGTCGAAGTGGATGCCGCGCTGGCCGACGTATTTGGAGGCGGCGCCGCGTTCGGTGTCGATGACGGCGAGCTTCTCGCCGAGCCCGTGGGCGAGGGCGAGGCCGGTCCATGTCTTCCCGGAGCCGGAGACGCCGTGGATGGCGACCCGTGCCTTGATCTGCTCTTTCGTGGCCGGGCGGAAGGTGAAGCCGCCGTCGGCGAAGTCGTCCGGGCCGGCGGCGCGGGCGATGTGCTTGGGCCTGGGGAGGGTCATTTCACGTACTCCTCGAGGTCGTTCTTCTCCGCCCAGGCGGGCAGGGGGAGGGTCCAGATCTGCTGGTCGTGGGCGGGCCAGATACCGGTGCGCTGGCATTCGGCGAAGATGTGCCGCGCCCTGCGGTTGCGTGCTTCGCCGATGAGGGCGGAGGTGACGTCGCAGTCGACGACCGTGATCAGGTAGGGCGGGTTCTTGTCGATGAAGATGAACTTCCACTCGGGGTCGTGGCCCCAGATGGCGCGGTAGCCGCGGATGTACCAGTCGCGCTGCTGGTGGTAGCCCCACTTGTGGATGGTCTTGATGAGGGCGTCGGGGCTGACGTCCTGCGTGGTTTTGAGGTCGACGACTTCGCCGGGGCGGACGTAGTCCATGCGGGCGCGGCACCAGATGCCGGTCTCTTCGTCGCGCCACAGGTAGGTCTGCTCGGCCTCCCCGCCGGTGAGGAGGTCGCCGGCCTGGGGGTGGGCGAGGAGCGCGGCGGCCATGTCCTCGGCCTGCTGCATCTCGGCGGCCAGGAGCGGTACGGCGCCCTGGGCGCGGGCCTTGGCGGCGGCCTCCTGAGCGGCCTTGGTCTTGTAGCCGTCGGCGTCGATGCGGACGAGACCGGGGCCGTCACCGAAGGCGAGGGTGTGGACGGCGGTGCCGAACTCCAGGTGCCGGGCCGGCTTGGTCTGCTGGTGTCCCTGCTCGTAGTGGTAGAGGGCGGGGCAGCCGGGCGGCAGGAGCTTGCGGGCTCCGGTGGAGGAGAGGCTGCCGCCGGGTACGGGGTCGGCGTGGTATTCGTCGGCGGTGATGTCGTACACGCCGGGCTGGATGTCGGTGGCGGTGGTGGTCACAGGCATCCCTCGCAGAGCCAGGTGCCGTCGCTGGTGGTGGCGAAGGGCCCGTCGGTGTCGCCGCAGCGAGCGCAGGCGATGATCACGCCGCCTCCGGGTGGTCGACGCCGATGACGATGCAGCCGCCCTGTCCCATCTGGTTGCCGACGCGGTACATGGCGTCGACGTTGTAGGGGTGTTCGGCGGTGATGTCGGCGAGGAGGTAGCGGAGGTTGCCTTCGAGGCTGTCGCCGCTGGCGACGCGCTGCCGGATGTCGTCGAGGAGTTGGAGGAGCTGGTCGCGGCTCATGTTCTGCATGTCGTCGCCTTCTTTCGGGTGTGCTGGTCCTGGGCCACCGCCCATGCGGTGTCCCTGTGGGGGTGGGTGGTGGCCCGCGCCGGGGGCCCTTGGTCATCCGCCGGCGCGGGACGAATCAGGCGCTGTCGGGACGCAGGGGGATGTCGTCGACGAGTTGTTTGAGGCGGCCGAGTTCGGCGGCGAGCGCGTAGCAGAGGAGGAGGGTGACGGCGTACTGCTCGACCACGGTCCGGGTCACGCCGCCTCCTTGCGGTGTGCGGGCCAGCCGGGGCCCGGCTGGGGTTCGGGCCGGTGGGTGAGGGCGGCGGGTGTGTGGCGGGGGCAGCGCAGCCCGGTGGCGTACAGCCGGACCCCGTCGACGTCCCGGCACAGCCGGCGAGCGGTGCCGTCCCAGTGGCCGCACTCGCGGATCGTCTCGTCGCTCACGCCGCCTCCTGGTGGTACTGCTGCCACACGTCGTTGATGGCGGCGTCGTAGGCGTCCCACGTGCCCGCGAGCCACGATTCGTCCGGGCCGTGCACGCGGTGGAACCGCTCGTCGACGTCGGCGAGTTCGAGCTGGATGCGGTCGGCGACAGGCAGCGCCGCCAGGTGCAGGGCGTTGAGCGTCACCGGGAACCACCCCGCTCGGCAACGTCGCGATCGTCGGCGAGCTGCTGCAGCTCGCCAGCCAGGGCTCGCAGGCCAGCAGCGGGCGTTTGGGGCCCGATATGCAAGGCGAGTGCACCGATGCGGAGCACGGTCACGTCGTGCTCACGGATCTTGTGGACGGTGTAAGCGGCGTCAGCCAACTGCACGGCGACACCGCCGATGATCCAGGCGCTCATGCGGCTCCTCCTGCGGTCCAGGTGGGGTAGTCGGCGGCGGTGTGGCAGCGGTCGGGGTGGTCGATGGCCAGCGCGGCGAACGCCGCGTCCGTGGTGTCGAGGAGGTGCTGCTGCTCCGCCAGCCGGCCCTCGTCGCAGTCGCCACCGGACAGGGCAGCGAGGAAAACGGCGGCCGTCGGGATGCGGGGGGTCACGTCAGTCACAGCCCACCTCCTGCACCGGCCGCCACGGCGACAGGCTGCGGGCTACCTCGCGCGGGTCGTAGCCCGTCTCAAGCTCCGACCACACCTGCCCGAACATGCCTCCGGCACGACGGCGAGCCTCCTGGGCGGCTGCCAGGTGCGCGGGAAGCGGCATCTTCGCGTGTCGTCGGTCAATCTCGTCGGCATGCCGATCCACCCAGGTGGCGCACGTCTCATCGACCGGCTGCCCATACCAGGCGGCCTTGCGGATGCACTGCAGCTCGTTCTGCTGCTGGATGTGCAGGGTCGCCTCGTCTTCGCGGACAAGGACGCGGCTCTCAAGGTCACGGGACATTACTGCTCACCGCCCTCGACGCGTGCGAGGTGTTCGCGGTCGTTCTGCATGGCGGCCCACCAGCAGTAGAAGAGAGCACCCAGTGCTTCGTCGCGCTCGTGCTCGGGCAGCAGCTCGAAAGCGAGCCGGCCGATGTCCTCCGGGTAGATCTCGACGATCGACGTGTCGGCCAGCTGCTCGGCGGCCTCGTTCCAGGCGGCCTGCCACGCCGACAGGTGCGGCAGCTGCGCGGTGATCCGGTCGAACTCGTCCGGCTCGAACGGGGTGGGCATCGTCATCGCGCACCGCCCTCGTCGTCGTAGCCGGCGACGGCCCAGCGCTTCCGGTCGCGGTCCCAGACCACGGACCAGGCGTTGCGGTCGGTGATGGTGCCATCCAGGTCGATCCCGATCGGCAGCCCAGCGGCCACCGCTGCGTTCAGCGCCTCGGCAATGGCCACCCAGTACGACCGCTCGGTGCGGGTCGCGCCCGCGTCCTCGCGCTTCCACTGCTCCTCGCGTTCACGCAGGCGGCAGTCGACCTCGAAAGCCCCCTCGTAGTCGCCTGCCTCGCGGGCCTGCGCGGCGAGTTCCCTGTAGGACTGGCGGATCTCCGCGCGGTTCGCCTCGACCGCGGGCCGCTCCAGCTCGGCGACGCGGACCCGCAGTCGGGCAACCTCGGCGAGGAGGCAGTTGTCGACTGCCTTGCGCACGGCGGGCATCACCGCGTCGGCGATGGCGAAGCTGCGGTTCGTGTCACGCTGCCCGTAGGTCGGATACAGCAGCTCGGCGATGTGCTGATGCGCGGCCGTCTCCCACTCGGAGTCGGGCTTCGGGTTCTGGGATGATGTGGACACGGTCCACTCCTGTTCTTGACGAGGTTGTGGGTGTGGATCGAGGCCCCTGCTGCCGGTGTGTGAGAGCCCGGCACGGGGGCCGACTGCCGCTCTCAGGCGGCGCGGGAGACGGCCGGCTTGCGCGGGGTGAACTTGCGGGGCTCGGGCGGCCGGGCGTCGATGCTGGGTTCCTGCGCGGCCCGCTCCTGCTCGGCGATGTACGCCTCGACGGCCTCTTCGCGGGCGACGATGTTCTTGCCGAGCTTGAAGGTGGCGGGGCCCTTTCCGGCCACCCTCCACTTCCGGAAGGTGCTGTAGGTGATGCCGAGCCGTGAGGCGATGCCGAGGATCCGTTCGCCGTTTCTGTCCTCACTGTCCTGCGCGTACACGAGGCCCGGCGGCGGGGGCGGCGTCTTCCTGGTGGTCACGGGGGTACTGTCCTCTCAGGTGGGGGTGTTTTTCGTATCCGTTTCGGTCGCGTTCGGAGCCGCTGGGGGCGCGAAAAGCACCAGGACAGCGACCCCGACAGCCTCCGCGATGCGATGCGCAGTCGTCGCGTCACAGTCCGTTCGGGCTCCACTGGAGAGGTGCCCTATGAGGCTGTGATGCCTCAGCCCTACCGCCTCCGCGAGCGACCGGACCGTATACGGAGCGCCACGGCCCGGGTACTGCATGACGTACTGGAAGAACTCGCGATTGCGCAGGGTGTACCTATCTCTCACCGGATCTCCAGAAGAGCGAATCGGCTACGAACAAGAACAGTGAAGCACACTCGTATCCAATTCGTCTACGCATGAGACCGGCTCGATCCCAAGCTTTCGGGCCCCACCCCCTCCGCTAAGGTGATCCCGTAGACGATTCGTCTATGAAGACGAACTACTGTGCGCCGTGACCTGCACTTTCGCGGGGCGCTGCGATCCTGGAGAGAGACAAGCAAGCTACGAGACAGAAGGGACCACGGTGACCGATCACGACCCCGTCGGGGAGCTGACCCGACTGGTGCGAGACGCACAGCAGGCAGGTGATTCCTACCAGCGCCTCGCCGACCGAGCCATCGACCCCATCACCGGGTCGCAGCTGTCGAAGCCCTACCTCCAGAAGCTCGGCGCCGGCGACATCACCGCACCCCCGCGCGCCTACATCCTCCGCGCCATCGCCGCTGCCCTCCGCAAGCCGGAAGCCGTCGTCCAGCGCGCCGCCGCGCGCCAGTTCTTCGAGTACGAGGCGACAGAGCTGTCCGGCTACGACGACGACACACGCGTCATCGTCGCCCACCTCGCCGGCATGGACCCGGCGGAACGCCGGACCTGGCGCGCGATGGTCGAGGCCGCCGAGCAGGCCAAGAAGGAGTAGGCCCGCTTCAACCCCCTATGAGCAGCCCGTCCTTGACTGTTCAACATGTGCCCGCCTCAGCCCGTTGTGTGTTCGAATATCCCGGAGGTATGTTCCTGGTTCCGAACACACCAGGGGTCCCCCACGCCCCGGTTTGCGCATGGGGGTGTCACATGCTCTCCGTCCAGTTCACCCGCGCCGGCCTCAGCATCGACGAGCCGGTCCGCGTCACCGAAACCCGCGGGCACATCACCTACGAGCTTCACTCCGGCCTGTTCCTCCCCGAAGGCGTCGCCGCCCTCAACTCGGCAACCAGGGCGATACTCGCGGGAGGGCAGTGGTTCCAGCTGTGGAAGGGCGAGATCATAAGCATGGAAACGCCTGAGCTGGAGGCACGTCATGCCGGGATACATCGAGGACCGCTGGTGGACCAAGAAGCCGGACCCCGCCACCGGTAAGAAGCGCAAGACGGCCCGGTACGGCCAGGGGAAGCGGTACCGGGTCGCTGGCATCCCGGGAGTGCGCGACCGCAGCTTCGAGAAGCTCGGCGGCCCAGAAGGTGCCCTGGCGTGGCTGGCCAACGCTCAGACAGACGCCGCGCGCGGCACTTTCTACGATCCGCGGGACGGCTCCATGACGCTGGGCCAGTACGTCACCGACTACTACTGGCCCACTCTGCGCCGGACCCCCACCACCAAAGAGGCCATGGAGAGACGGGTCTTCAGGCACATCCTTCCCTTCGCTGGGGCTTTGCCTCTCAACCGGATCGGCAGCGACGAGATTCTGGCTTGGCAGGCATGGGCGGAGAAGCGCATCGACGTCTCTACGTTGCGGGTCACGTGGCGCCACTTCTCGTCGATCATGCAGGCGGCCTACAAGGCGAAGCGCATTCCCGTCAACCCGTTCCGGGACGAGGACTTGCGAGCGCCGGCCGCACCGAAGAGCAAGGCGTTGGCGTGGTCCCGCAGTACGGTGGCCTCCGTGCAGGAGAACTTGGGGCGCCGCTACCAGATCCTGTCCGAGGCCGCGGTCAGTTCAGGGCTGCGGCAGGGGGAAGCGTTCGCGCTCTCTCCAGACGACGTCGACGGCGAAGACCTGCGAGTGGTGCGCCAGGTCGTGAAGACCGACCGGGGACTTGCTTTCGCCCCGCCAAAGGGCAATAAGGAGCGCGTTGCCCCGTGCACGGCGCAGTTCGCGGAAGCCGCCAAGCGTCACATGAAGGAGTTCCCTCCCATCGAGGTGACGCTCCCGTGGCTGGACCCGGCCCGTCCGAACATGGCGTGGGAGGACCGACCACTGAGGACGGTGCGGCTCCTCGTGACGACTGCTCGGGGCGGGGCGCTGAACCGGAGCACCTTCGACGAGAAGCAGTGGAAGCCGGCCCTGGTAGCTGCTGAGGTGATCGATCCCCCAGAGGTCGATGTTGTGGAGAGGAACGGTCAGCCGCCTTTGAAGCGGGTTCGGTTCGGCATGCCTCGCGAACACGGCTTCCACGTGCTGCGGCACACGTTCGCGTCGGTGGTGCTGGCGGGCGGCGAGTCGGTCACGAAGCTCGCTGAGTGGCTGGGCCACAGCGACCCGGCTTTCACGCTGCGGACCTACGTGCACTTCATGCCGCGGGCGGGCGCCCGGGGGGTCGCCGCGCTGGAAGCGTGGCTATCGAGCGAGGACGGCGGGGACCTTTGATGCTGGCGACCGCCTGATTCTCCCCAGATTCTCCCCAGCGAGACGACCGACGCTCCTGGAAGTGCTGTTTACGCAGGTGAGCAACCCGCCTAGGTCGCAGATCAGGCTGTACCCGGCGTACAGGCCGACTCGTCCGCCGCCTCCTGGGGCCGGGGTCCCGGCCCTGGGGCTCCGATCGGTATCGGAGCCCTTTTCCGCCTTGCGGGCGGCACTGCGCCGTCCTGTTCGGCACAACGACGAGCAGATGTGGACACTCGTGCGGCTCCCGGACGCGTCTGGCGGATCACGCAGGCAGCGCGCCGGTGCGAGCCGCGAACTCCCGCACCCCGGGCACGCGGACCGGGGAGTACAGCAGATCGACGGTCAGCGCCCGGAGCGCAGGCCGGCGCACCTCCTGCGGAGCCTCCTGCTCGACGCGCCTCAGCGCGTCGAAAGTCTTCCGGTCATCACGCAGGGCGTGCCACATGCGGGCGACGTCGGTCCACGCCCGGGCACGCCGCTCCAGCGACGGAATGCTGTCGATGTCGATGCGGCGCGCCACGCTGACGCCCTCGTCCGGGGTGCCGAGAGCGTTGAGGACGCTGATGCGGTAGGTGTCGACCTGGGTCCGCGTCGCGTCCACGGTGAAGAGTCCGGGGACAGCAGCGTCGGGACGAGCCGTTTCCTCCTGGGCCGCGTCGAGGAGTTCCAGTGCGGTCGAGCGGTCCTTGGCCGTCGCCGCGCTGTACGCCGCAGTGAGCATGAGCGTTGTCCGGACGGCTCTCGCATGCCGCCGACCGCTGTCGAGGTCCGCTGCTTCCCGCGTGAGGAGCCGCACGGCTGAGGCACTGTTCCCCGACCGCCGTACTGTGATCGCGAGGACGCGGGAGGCTTCACCGACCGGGACCGGGTGCCCGGAGGCCCGAGCCGCAGCGAGTGCGCGGTCGGCGGCGGCCCACGCCGCGTCCGAGTGCTGTTTGAGGGCCAGTTCCGCAGCGAGGACGTAGGACCGCGCCAGGATGACGCTTGCCTTGTTGCGCTCGTGACCGCTCGCCTCTTCCCATGAGGCGGAGGCAGCGGCCAGCAGGCCCGGAAGTGCACGGCCGAGTGCGCTGTACCGCGCTGCGCGGAAGTGGGACCGCGCGTTCGTGGCTTCCCGTACCAGCCGTTGGAGCGGCAGGGGCTCGGCGGCAGGGAGATGGAAGAGACACTCCTCCAGGGGAGCGGCCGGATCGCCCCCGGGAACGTCGGCCGCCGCGGGGGTACCGACCGCGGCGGACACTCCGACGGCTGCCGCTCCGGTGAGCAGGTTCCTACGACGCACCGCATCCTCCTCGCCTGGGCGCCCCACCGTACCGAGCACGGGCCCGGCGGACACAGATCCGGCAGTCAGCCTGTCGGGCGGGACACCGAGAAAACCGGCCAAGGCCAGGAGCCGGTCGTACCCCAGCCGCATACGGCCGGACTCGATCCGGGAGATCGCGCTCGCCGAGTAGCCGATCGCCTGGCCGACCTGGGTCTGCGTCAGCCGTGCACGGCACCGTGCTGCCCGTAGCTCGGCCCCCAACTCCTGCGGGGACCTGACGACGTCCAT